CGTGAGTTCCCTCGGCTACACGATCACGAAGGTCGGCCGGACGTTGGCGGGTTCTTACCCCACTGGCAGCCTGTACTTCGTCGTAACGTTCGCCAACGGGGTCGTCAACGACTTCGTGTTTCCCGACCTGCTCGCCAACTTCGCCTCGCAAGCCTGGTCCGCTTCCACGGACTATTACGTCGGGCAGACCTGCATCGTGAACTATGTCCAGTATGTCTGCGTGGGCACCAACAGTGATGATACGAATACCCCTCCGGTTCCGATCTGCGTCGGTGAGTCCCCGCCGAACGCTACCTACTGGGCTGTGCAGACCAGCAACGTCATCAGTGACTTCCTGCTCCAGGTGATGACCGGTGCAGCCCTTCGAATCATCACGCAGGGTATGGCGGCGAGCGGGGTCGATCCCCACATCACGGTCAACCCGAACGTCGGCGGCGTGCCCGCGGCAGCGATGGCGATGAACGGCACGTCGGGGACGCTCCGGTGGTAGTGCTATGAGCACCGTCGTCACCTACACCTCGCCGACCACGGCCAACTGGACCTGCGTCGCGGGCGTTACGACCGTTCTGGCTGAGTGCTGGGGTGGCGGCGGCGGGTCTGCCTCTGGGCGCAGCACCGGCCAGGCCTGTGGTGGCGGCGGCGGTGGCGAGTATGCCGCTGAGCCATCGGCGGCTGTCACTGCCGGGAATAACTACAGCTATACCGTCGGGATCGCGGGAACGGCGGCAGAGTATGGAACGGCTGGCACTGGCGGCACCTCTACTTTCGCTGGCGATTCCGTTACGACTACAGCGCACGGCGGAACCGGGGGCGTCTATTCCACTTGGGCGTATGGGGTAGGCGGCTCGGGCAGCACCAACACCACCAAATACAGCGGTGGTAATGGCGGCAACGGTGGGACATCGGGCGGCGGCGGCGGCGGCGGCGGATCAGGTGGTTCGGCCGCGGTCGGGAATGTGGGCGGTAACGGGTCTGGCAGCACCCCCGGTCAGGGTGGTGTAGCAGTAACGAATGGTGGGGTCGGCGGGATAGGTAGTTCTGGTGCGGCTGGTAGCGCTCCTGTTTCTGGTCCCGGCGGCGGCGGTGGTGGTGGCAAGTATGCCTACTACGGTGGCGCGGGTTACGCCGGTCAGGTCCGGATCACCTACACTGCGTCCAGCGGTTACACCGTCACCTTCAACGCCAACGGTGGCACTGGGTCGATGGCGAACGAGGGGCCGTACAGCAGCCCGACCGCCCTAACGACCAACAGCTACACCTACACCGGTTACGCCTTCACGGGCTGGAACACCGCAGCCAACGGATCGGGGACCGCTTACGCCGACGGGGCGAGCTTCCCCTTCAGCGCGAACGCCACGCTCTATGCCCAGTGGGTAGCCACCGTCGGGACTGGCGCAAGCACCCTTGGCCTGACCGGCGCGGCCGCAGGCGCGGTTGGCCTCGTAGCGACCGCCTCAAGCCCGCTGGCCCTCTCGGGTGCCGCGGTTGGCGCAGTAGGTGTCGCTGGCTCGGCGACAAGCTCCCTGGCTCTCACAGGCTCAGCCACAGCGAGCATCGCCGCGACGGCCTCCAGTTCCCTCGGCCTCGCCGGTTCGGCGGTAGGCGTCGTCACCAAGGCGGGGACGGGTTCGTCGACGCTGACTCTGACCGGGGCAGGGGTGGGCGCGGTCGGACTCGCTGGCACCGGTGCGAGCACAGCGACCCTTACGGGCGCAGCTGTCGGGGTCGTAACCGTTCCGGGCACAGCCTCGGGCAGCCTGTCCCTCTCTGGCGCGGCGGTGGGCTCCGCAGGGGACATCGGCTCTGGTTCCGGCTCGCTCGGGCTGACCGCCACCGCGGTCGGGGTCGTCACAGTCCCCGGTACCGCGACAAGCACGCTAGGCCTTGCTGGCACCGCGGTTGGTGTTGTCACCAAGGCTGGGACGGCTTCAAGCTCGCTGGGTCTCAGCGGTGCCGCCGTAGCAACCCTCGGCGCCACCGCGACAAGCCCCCTGTCCTTGAGCGGGTCCGCGACGGGGACTGTGGGCGCTGTCGGCAGCGGCGCCAGCACGCTTGGTCTCACAGGCACCGCGGCGGGGATTTCCTCGAGCGGCGTCAGCGGGAGCGCGAGCGGGTCACTGTCCCTCACGGGCTCGGCTTCGGGCGTCGTCGGAGTAGCGGGCAGCGCGGCGTCGCAAGCGAGCCTCACCGGTTCCGCTACGGGTGCGGTCGGCGTCCCCGCTTCGGCGTCCGGTACGGTCGCGCTGACCGGTTTGGCCGTCGGGACCATCACGGTCCCCGCGACGGCTGCGGGCTCCCTGGCCCTATCAGCGAGCGCCACGGGAGTAGCGAAGATCGCGGGCAGCGCGGCGAGCACGCTTACCCTCTTCGCGACTGCGACCGGCTCCGTCGCGGCGACAGCCTCCGGGGCCTTGGGCCTCACGGCGACGGCGGTAGGCGTTGTCACTGTCGCAGCGTCGGCGTCTTCGGGGCTGTCCCTCACGGGCAGCGCAGTCGGCGTCGTCACGGTCCCAGCGACAGCCAACTCGGCCATGTCCCTCGCTGGCAGAGCGGTCGCCACCTTCACCTACCCCGGTCCCGGTCTGGGCCTTGTCGAGGCGAGCACGATCTACACGAGCTGGACGGCAGACCCGGCTTACGTGACCGACTGGAAGGCTGATCGGGCCTACACGAGCTGGACGGCTAGAGGAGTGAGAGTATGACCAGGATCTCGGCGGCTTCGTGCCCCTACACCAGGACGGATGTCACCTGCACGCTGCCGGATGGCACCGTTGTGAACCCGTCGGCCTTCCCTGTGTCCTTCGCCTTCCTGGCACATGACGCCGTGCCGACAGCCGAGACGACGTGGACTCTCGGGTCATGGGACGAGACCGGGGCGGGCTTCACCGCGCGCATCCTCGTCGGGCCCGGGAGCCTCAACGGCCAGGTGACCCTCAGCGCTGGCGATTATGACGCCTTCGTCAAGATCGCGGCCTCGCCGGAGACGATCATCCTGCCCATCGGGCCGGTGACCATCTACTAAATCTCGTGGCCGCGCCGGCGTGCTCCCGCGCGAAGCGAGAATCCTCGCCGTCGGGGACCTTCGTCTCCGGGTTCCCTGCGGCGAGGACCTCGATGGGCACGATGGGAGATCAGTGAACAAACCGTGGAGTGGACAAAGGTCGTCGAGGTCAACGGCACCAAGGAACTGGCCGCCCTGCTGAAAGAGATGTTCGGCAGCGAGTGGCACCTTCATAGCTGGTCCGCAGGATCGGACGATCGGCTGTTGGTTGTGTTCGAGAGACGAAGGGAGCACGAATGACGCTACCAGCTAAAGCATTCGATACAGCGGGCTTTATCGACCTCAACCTCGCAAAGAAGGCTGGTGCTCGGGCGGTCGGTTCATACCTCGGCAGCATCATCACCAGGGCGTTGGCACAAGAAGCCGCCACGCTGGACCTCGGACTGTTCTCGTTCTGGGAGCGATGGGCCAACGATCCGATGGGCGGCGCTGCTCAAGGTGTGGCTGACGCTACCGCCGCGGCGCTTGACGCGGACGACGTTGGGCAACCGCTCGGCGCGCCGATCTACCTACCGAACGACGAGATGGTCCCCGACTGGGCGACGACGGAGGCTTACTTCCGAGCTGCAGCGGAGACACTCACAGCCCGTGGCCGCGTCGCCGGCTTCTACGGTCAGACCTCGGTGTGGCACCTGGTCAAGGGCTACGGCTATCGCTACTTCTGCCATGCGCCAGACGGGACCCCCCCGCCGTACCCAGAGGCCAACATCGTCCAGAGCGTCTCGCCGGGCACGAACGTCGGTTCGGTGAGCGTCGATGTCGATTCGATCCAGACCGCCGACTTCGGCGGGTGGAACGCCGCTGGTCTGTTCACCCTCGATCCACCCGCACCACCGAAACCAAGGACGGCACCAACCATGTTCCTCTTGCTCAATCCCGCCGACAAGTGCCACTACCTCATCGGCGCCAAGTCCACACCGGTCTACCTGCCGCAGGCGGACTACTCGGCGTTCCTGGCAAAGGGCGTCCCGGAGATTCCCTGCTCGGCGGCGCTCGTGAAAGCGCTGTTTGCATCATGACGCCAAGCTGTTCAACGTCTGACTAGGGAGCGAGGACCCAAATGGCATCCCCTGCAACTGGATATAACGAACTGCCATCGCCCCAGCGCAACGGCTGGACCGCTGAAGTACGCGCTCACGTGTTTGATGCTATTGAAGGTGTCCGACGGGAGATGACTCTGCTGTTCTTCGAGCGGGACAGACGCTACGAGGAGCGGGCCGAGGCTCAGGACAAGGCAGTTGCCTCGGCCCTTGCATCTTCTGGGCTGGCCGTGGACAAGGCCGAGAAGAACACCCGAGAGTGGCAGCAGGCTGCAAACGAGTGGCGGGGCTCGATGAACGACCGTGAAGCGAGGTTCATGGGGAAAGAGGAAGTCGCCCTCATGGTGTCCGCTCTTGACCAGCGGGTCAACAAGATCGAAGACGTCACGGCCACGGGTAAGGGCCGTAGTGCGGGCGTCAGCATGGCGGCGGGGGTTGCGTTCGGGGTCTGTCTGGTTCTCGCAAATGTAGCTACCGTCATCATCGCGATCGTGGTCCACCACTGAAAGGAAGCACCATGTTCAACTGGCTATTCAGAATTGCAACCGCCGTCACGTTCGTCCTAATGCTCATCGCCTCACTGGAAGCAACGGGCCAGTGCCTCGGCGAGGGCGTCACCGTCTGGCTCGCCAGTGGGCTGCTCGCGGGCTTCTTCGCCCTGTTCTTCGCTCCCGCAATCGACGTTTTCATCGCCAAGCAGCAGAGACCGGCGGTCGTTAGGACGGTCACCACGACAGTCGCACCGCCGGCATGAACCGCGACCTGCTCTATTGGGCGCTTGTCGCCCTCGTCGTGGTCGTAATTCTGCTCATCCTCGGGGTGATCTGAGGTAGAGGTGAACGACTATCTCGTGGGTATCGGCACGATGCTGATCGGCATCGGGACCATCCTCACGGCGGTCGTGTCCCTCAAGTCCCTCAAAGCGACGCGGGCGGTCAAGGTCGACGTGGCGGAGAACACGGCGCTCACCAGGGCTACTCATGCCGTCGTGACGGGGACGGACCAGTGCTAATCCCTCTGATCGTCTTTGTCTCCATGCTGTTCATGGACATCTGCGAGGCCATCAAGATAGACGCCCTGTCTAACGAAGGCTGGGGCAAGTGGCGGCGCCGGATGGTCGCCAGCGTGTCCGAGGTGGGCCACGACGAGGGGAGCGCCTTTGCCGTGGGCGTTGGCGGGGCCAGCATCTACCACTACGGCGTGGGCTTCATGTCGGCGATGATCCTCCTCGCTCTCGGAGCAGCTGCCGTGCTCGGGACCATCCTCGGGGACATGGCAGAGGAATGGCTCGCCAACAGGACCAGGTTCAGGCAGCACGCGTGAGCTGGCTCTGGTTCATCCACGACCTCGTGCATTGGGCGGACGACTTTCGGCACTTCATGGCCTTCACCTGGTCGGTGTGGACGTGGATCGGGAACATCTCAGCCGGCATTGTCGTCGCTGCCGTGATGTCCCTGCTCTGGCCGCGGATGCGCCATGCGTTCGAGGGATGGTTCGACCGCAAGATCGTCGGGCACCTCGAAGGCCACCATCAGAAGATGGCCGATCTGTTCGAGAGCCACATGCGCGAGCTGCACGCCCACATCGAGTCGGCCAGGGCAGCGCCGAAGAAAAAGGAGAAGTCATGACGGTTCCCACCACTCCACGCTTAGGGTTCAAGCTCGGAAAGAAAGAGCCGCGCCGATTGGCGATGGGCGACTTCAAGACGTACTTCACTGAGGCCCTCGCCCCGCCACCACCACAAGCGCATTACGGCGGTCGTGTTTCCGTGCCTTGGCAGATGGACGCCAACGGACCTGATCCTTCAGTGACCCTCTCCGGCGTACCTGCGGGCTGGGGCGGCTGTGGGGATTGTGTGGTCTGCGGGATGGCGCACTCGCTCACGATCGCCGACTGGGAGGGCTACGGCAACAAGTTCCCGATCCCGAGCGCCGACCAGTGCGTTGAGACTTACTGCCAGCTCGGGGGCTGCACTACAGAGCAGTTGTTCACCGACCCGAACGATTACGACAACGGCCTCGACATCGCGACGACGCTTCAGACCTGGCAGCAGGGCGGCTTGTTTGGGGCCAAGCCGGGATTGTTCGCGCCGGTGGACTACACGAACCTCGATGACGTGCGCAACGGCCTCTACCTCTCGGGTGGCCTCGTCATCGGCATCCAGGTCCAGGCCGCGCAGGAGGCCCAGTTCCCCCACGAGTGGCGCTGGGTGCCCGGCTCTGAGGTGCTCGGAGGCCACTGCATCACTCTCACGGGCTACACCACAGCACAGAAGCTTTGGTGGGGCGTCACCTGGGGAGCGTTGATCGCGATGAACGACGACTTCCTCGTGAACGCGATGGATGAGTGCTTCGCGCTCATCTCGGCGCAGACGATCGAAGCTGGCAAGGGGCCGAGCGGGCTGAACATCGCCCAGCTCTCGGCCGATCTTCAACAACTAGGAGGGTGAAGTGAACAAGTTACCCTGGGCCAAGATCATGGCCGTCGTGTCCGGTCTCGCAGGCGTGGCTGGCGCGGTCATCACACCGATCTACGGCTCGGCGCTGGCCGGTGAGGTGCAAGCGGTCCTCATGGCCATCTCGGGCATCCTCGTCATCGTCAGTGGCGGGGCGGCAACGACCGTCGCCTTGCACGCTGCGAAGCTCGCGAACGTCCGTAAGGACGCGCAACTGCGAAAGGACGCGAGCCTCTAGCACAAGAGCTGCCTCAGCACCCCCCGCCGAGGCGCCGATCGCCCGCTTTCATCCGCAGGGATGAGGGCGGGCGATTGTTTCGCGTTTAAGGGCTGGTGGAGGGCACTTTCGCGGCACCTGTACCCCTCGCTCGCGATTTCGTGCGCTCCTGGCTAATCGTAGGGGGGCTGGCTAGTTAGCCCTTATTCCGTAAGGGTTTTGCGAACGAGAACTCACGAAGGGCGTCCCCACTGACCAACCGATGATGATCGTCACAGATCGAGACAACCAGCCGATGCCCGTGGACGTTCACGACTATGTAAGCGTCGCCCGCTTCGTTCGGGCAGTCCTTGATCATGCACTTGCTCATGTTTTCACTTCCCTAGCCTCGGCATCGGCCCGCTCAGCAGCGCTCTTTAGTTCCTTTTGCACCCCAGCGAACTCAGCGAAGACGCGCTGCCATCGCTCAACATCTGCGTCGGGGACCTCCGTCGAGTAAAAGATCGAGTTCTCTCCGTCAAGTTCGATTTCATAGACGGGCCACCACTCTTCCTCCCCAATCCAGACTCTCATGCTCTCCTCCTTACTAGCTGTTTCTCTCGCTCGGGTCGTTCATCGGGACATCTTCGCCCTTGCCGAGTATCCACACCCGGCACACCTTGCAGTAGTAGAGCCAGAGCACGATGCCGCCCTGGGGCGCGTCACCGTGGGAGTGGGACTCAAGCGGTTGCCACGGACCGTTCAGGGTCTCGGCGGTGAAGTAGGTCACCTACGCTGCGTCTGTGTGGTGCCAGTCGATTTTCAGTGCTCGGATGTGCGCTCCAGCGGCGCCCCTGTCCCATGCACTGTAGATCGCGGTCGTGTTCGGTGACTGGTGTCCGAGCATCTCCTGCGTGCTGCGAAGATCGTGGGACTCGGCGTAGTACTTCGTTCCGAACCAGTGCCGCAGCTGGTGGGCGCCGATGTGCTCCAACCCGGTCACCCGCCGAAGGTGCGCGCCGATCAGCTGTGAGACGTAATAGGGCGGGTATCGGTCCAACATCCGAGGTCGACGGAACACGGCGCCGGCCTGAGGCATCGGCAACGCCTGGAGCGCGGCTAGGACGTCAGGGTGGAGCTCCATCGCTCGTTCGTTGCCGCCCTTGGAGTCGACGATTCGAAGGAGGTTTAGCTCCTCCTGCACGTCGTCGCGCTCAAGCCCCGCTATCTCGCGGCATCGCAGGCCCTGAAGCGCAGCGAGCAGCAGCCAACAGAGCATTAAGGGGTCGGCCTGTTCGAGGGCCAGGACGAGATGGTCGTCATGGATCGGGCGGGGGAGAGTGCGGCGCACCCTCGGACGAACGATCTTGGCTGTCGGATCCGTTCGCAGATAGCCGACGTCAAGCGCCCAGGCGTAGAAACTGTGAAGCGTCGAGACGCGCCAGACCCGGGACTTGGTGGCGATCTTGGATCGATCAAGCCAAACCTGGATGCTCTCCGTCGTGGCCTGCTTGAACGTACCCTTGTGCTCCGTGAGGAACTGCCCGAGAAAGCGGCGTCTAACGTCGATGGTGCTGATCGTTAGTCCTCGCCGACGCTGGTCCCGCTCGAAGAGCCGGATCAGCTCAGCGTCAGACTGCACTGGAAGATTATCGGTCAGTTTGGGTGTCATCTTTAGGTCCACCTGCACTTTCATGCTACAGCGGTGCTGGCCTGGCAGTGACTTCGAAAACTTCCGCTTTTGAAGAACAGGGCCGCTACCTGGTCTCTTTCGGCAGACATGCCCGTCGTGATGTCATCAAGGGCGCAATCGAGCACTTCGGAAATAGCTACTAAGAGCATGAGATTGGGGCGGATAGTCCCTGACGCACCGCGCTCGTACTGGCCTATCCCGGCGGCCGTGACCTTGAACCCTCCGTTCAAGAGGGCTCTGACCTGGTAGGCAAGGTCTTCCTGCGATAGGCCAGCAGCTTCGCGTCGTTCGCGGAGGACGTCCCCCCGGACTTGTGGCGATAGCTCTGCCATGTCGAAAGTATTACCGAACTTCCTTCCGGCGTCAAGAGGGTACTTGACAGATAGGAACGTTCGGAATAACTTTCAAAGTATGTCTAGTAAGGTCTTTGAACTGTCGGACCGGGCGATGGGGGGCAAGCTCTCCTTCCTGCTGACGAAGTGGCGCCTGGAAGGTCTCTCGCACGAGCGCATCGCCCGCAAACTTGAGACCGAACACGGGATAACCGTCTCGGGCCGCACCGTCGCCAACTGGCTGGACGGCCTCAAGGAGAACAGCAACGGCAAGAAGGCGGTGGCGTCGTGACCGACCTTCTGCCCGTCGAACCGGGCGCCCTAGCCCTTGAGTCTGACCCGGCGCGGCCTTGCGGCTTCTGCCTCGATGGCGACCACGCTGAGTGCGAACGCCCTGTCAGGACGCAACGAACAGTCCGCCAGACCTGGACTTACCCGGCCGAGTACATCGTGACCGAGTGCTGTTGCGAGGCGACCTCGTGAACGCCCTCACCTTCACCTTCGACCTCTTCCTCTACGTGATCGCTCTCATGGTCCTGGCCCTCTTCGTCATCGCCTGCCTCGGCGCGGTGGGGATCTCATGACTAAGGGCGACACTCCGGAGCGCAAGGCACAATGGCGCGAGTCGCGTGACCGTCAGCGCGAGGAGTACCGGAAGGACCGAGCGACACGCAAGTTCCAGCGCGAGATGGAGACAGGTCGTCTCGTGGCAATGGCCAACGCCGTCGCTGAACGTGAGCAACAAGAGCGAGACGCCCGTGAGCAGGCCGCGTCATGACCATCACCGAGACCGGGCAGATAACAGAGGCAGTCGCCGCGGCCAACTTCGGGGTGGCATCTGCGGCCAAGCGTGGGCGCAACGCCAAGTGGCCCTACGTGCCGATCGTCATCACGACGAACAACGTCGGCAAGGTTTCGACCGCCCAGATCCTCGGCGTCGCCTATGCGACCCGCGAGGAAGCCCTAGAGCGGGCACGGCGTCACATCGACGCGTGCCGCGGAGATCTGGCTAGGAAGCTGGCGGACCCTCGTATGCGAGCGCTGCGCGAGCAGTACGGCTTGCCGCGTGAGGTTGCACGGTGACCATCACCCACGTAGACCGCGACCACCTGGCGGACCTTGAGTTCGCCGTCACCACCCTTACCGTGCGCTGCGCTGCGCTGGAGCTTGAGCTCGCGGCGATAAAGGTCGCGCACGAAGCAGAACTTCGCGAGACGCGTGACCTGCTCGCCGCTTACCGCGTGACCGCGGCCACTCAGCAGGAGTGGATCGAGCGGCGGAATGGGGTCGAGAGGCGGCAACGCAACGCTTATACCGATGCCCAAGCGATCATCATGCGCCGCGAAGGCGCAGAGAGGCGCCAGTCATGACCATCGCCTCCGTCATCGCCGACCTCGAACAAGCCCGCGCCCAGCGACAGGACGAGATCGACGCCATCGACGCGGCCCTACGTGAGCTGCGAATGAGCCGTTCGGGCACGGAGGGGCCTCATCAGCAGCCTGTCAACATCTCCCAGGCCAAGGACACAGCGCCTGAAACTTCCGCGGCGTCCTCCCTCCCTGCCCGAGCCGTTCCTGGCCCGCGGCCACGCCACGGTGGCGCGGCGAATGCCATCCCGCCAGATGTCAAGGCGAAGGTTGTCGCCTACGCCCGCGAGCACGGCACCGCGGCCGCCGTCAAGAAGTACGGCTACGGGCAGTCCTCGATCGACCGGTGGCGTCGCCTGGCTGGTGAGCATCGCGTAAGCGGGCGCAAGAAAAGTTCCAGTGGTGCGCCGGTAGGGGTTGTGTCACCCACGACCCCTCGCAAGCAGAGGGTGGAGGCCGGTGCGCCCTTGGAGCAACCCATCGACACGACCGACCGTGCCCGTGACGCGGCGATAGCCAGCGCGGGTTTGGCTGACGACGATGAACGCCCGGATCCGAACGAACGGTTCCGCGCAGCGCCCCACGTCGCCAAGCCGAAGGTCGGCACCTCGCTCACGCCTGCACTGAGGATCAAGATTCTCGATTACGCGCTCACGCACACTGTCCAGGAGACGGCCAACCAGTTCGGGGTGAGCCAGCAGCACATTTACGACTGGCGCGCGAGCAGGGCACAGATCGAGGCCGAAGTGGCGAAGACAACGAGAGAGAAGGAGACCTCATGATGCACGCTTACCACGACGCCCTCCCAGGCTTCGACGCCCGTCAGATCTGGCACGACGGGTGCGAGGAGTGCGAGCACCGCGGCCAGACTCTTCCCCGTTCGCTCGCCACCCTCGATGAGGCGCGGTTTGCCAAGGCCTGGCAACGTGCGGCCGACTGGAACAAGGACCACGAGGTGGGGCGCGTCTCTGACGCCGAGCGCCCGCTGCTCGAAACCATCTGGTGCTTCCAGGTGATGTTCGAGAGGATGTGCAAACTGCCAATCGGGTGGTTGCCGAGTGACTTGGCGATGGCGCTGTGAGCGTCGTCGTCCATCTGAAATGCGGCGGCTGCGAGGCCGAGGCCGACACGAAGCCGATCAGGGCCGAGTACGTCCGCCTGTTCACCAACTCGCTGTTTTGCCGGACGCGGTATCCCGTCGTCACCAACGACCTCGCGCCCGAAGGTTGGGTCATCTTCGACCCGTACACGCTCGCGACTTACTGCCCCGAGTGCTGGGCGAGCATCGTGGACGAGGACGGCGCGCTCGTGGCGGTGCCGGAATGACCATCACACTCCCTTTCGAAGTCATCGCCCCCGCCGGCCAGTCCTACGCCCACATCCGCCTCGGCGAGGTCGACGTCCCTAAGCCTGGTGCGGAGGACGAACGCTTCTGGTCCGTCACGACGATTATCGGCCAGTTGGGCAAGCCGGCATTGCTTTACTGGTCGGCCGAAATGGCAGCCGAGGCAGCGTGCGACCAGGCGGGATACCTCGCCGACCGCATAGAAGCCGAGGGGCGCGAGGCAGTCGTCAAGGATCTGCGCGACGCCCGGTTCAAGAAGCCGAAGGGGATACGCAGTGCGACCGAGCTAGGGACGGCCGTGCACGACCCGTGCGCGAGCTATGCGCTGACCGGTGAGCGTCCCGAGGTCGATGACGAAGTTCGCCCCTTCCTTGAGCAGTTCGACGCGTGGGCGCAGAAGTGGCAGCCGAAGTACCTCGCGGCAGAGGCGGCGGTCTACTCACCCACGTGGGGCTACGCCGGGACGCTCGACGCCATTGTCGAACTCGACGGCATGACGCTCCTGCTCGATTACAAGTCCAGCCGCAAGAGCATCGACAGCCAGGGCAAGCAGAGCGGGCCTTATCCCGAGGTCGCATTGCAGCTAGCCGCCTATCGCTATGCGGATCTGATTGCGACGTGGCGGGCGCGCCGATACGAGCAGTTCCGCCGCCGTTACTACCTGCTCAATGATGCCGAGCGCGGCATTGCCTCGCCAATGCCACCGCTCGACGGTGGGGTGGTTCTCCACCTGACGCCCGAGCACGCGGCACTTCACCCGATCGTCTGCGATGAGCCGGTGTTCGAGTACTTCCAGTTCGCCATAGAGATCGCCCGTTGGATGACCGAGGGTTCCAAGCACGTCATCGGAGCACCGATGGAAAGAGGGCAAGCATGACCATTCTGACCCTGCAACGTCGCCTTCACGAGAGCGGTCGTATCCGCCTCGGTGAGAAGGTCGCGATGGGCGCGGGCAAGTCCCGACCCGGCAAGCTCGATGCTTTTCGCTTCACCAGCCAGAATGAAGGCGCGATCAAGGCCATCGCTGGCCTCTACGGCGGCAAGCCTCAACCGTGGGCCGACGCTCCGACCGGCAAGCAATGGGAGGTCTACACCGACTCGTCTGAGATCGCCTGCCACGTGCTGCCCGCCGCGATGGCGTTCAGCCAGTTTTTCGAAGCATGGTCAGGCGGCGGCTGCATCCGACGCTGCGACGGCGAGTGCCAGGTCCCGAGTGAGGAACTGTGCGTGTGCGATCCCGAGGCGCGCGAGTGCAAGCCGACGACGCGCCTGTCCGTCCTGCTCGATGACGTACCGGGCACGGGCCAGTTCCGCCTTGAGTCCCATGGGTTCTATGCCGCGTCCGAACTGAGCGGGAGCTTCGAACTCATGGAGCGCATCGCTGAGGCCACAGGTCAGGCCATCCTTCCTGCGACGCTCCGCATCGACCACCGCGAGGTGAAGCGACCAGGCGAGCCGACCAGGAACTTCACGGTTCCCGTGCTCGACTTCAAGATCAACCTACAGGCGCTTGGCCGTGGCGCGGCGACCGCCGCACTCCCGCCGGCATCAGCCACCTACGTCACACCCGTCGCGGCCCTACCGCCAGCCTCGCTTCGTGAGCAGATGGAGGAAGCCGCCAAACCAACGCAGGCACGCCCGAGGGCGAACGCAGCCCAGCCACTACCGGCCACGGGGCGCAAGGCTCGGACGGCCGCACAAGTTCGCAGCGGTGCAAACGGAAAGGAGGCTGACCAGGCCGACGAACCTCACCCAGGGGACACGGACGACGCGGGCGCAGTACCTCCCGCGTCGTCCACCACGGCCGAGGCCGACGCGCTGGCAGCCAAGATGCGGAAGGTCCACGCCATTGCGAAGCCGCTCGGACTTGACCACGACGCTATCCGCGGTGAGGCCTCACGGATTCTCGGGGCTGATATCGCGTCGATGTCCGACTTGTCGCTGTTTGACCTTGACCTCGTGGCTGAGGGGCTGAAGGCAAAGGCATCGGCGCAATGACCACCGACTACGACACCAAGACCTTTGACTGCTGGGCGATCCTCGAACTGATGGGTCACCGCCGCCTCGCCGGCCACGTGACCGAAGAGGAAATCGCGGGCCACGGTTTCCTACGCATCGACGTACCGGGCAAGGACATCACAGAGGCGACGCAGTACTACGCGCCGAATGCCGTCTATGCCATCACCCCGACGACCGAAGACCTAGCACGCAGGTTCGCCGAGCACCACCAGCCCGAGCCGGTGACGCGGTGGGAGCTGCCTGAGCTGCCAGAGGTCGAGATATTGCCCTACGAGGTCGAGGTCGACCAGTACCACGACGACAATGACTTGGACATCCCATGACAACCCCAGGCCACGAGATCACCGTCGTCTACGTCAGCGTCGAGCGCGAGCTAGAGGCCCTCGGCCAGGTTGCCGCGATCCTCGAACGCCTCGACACGTCGGCCCGTTTCCGGGTGCTCGCATGGGCGTGCGCGAGGAATGGCGCGACCTATGCGGCAGGGACTCTGCTGCGCGACTATCACGATCGGGGGATGGCCGAATGAAGGTCACCGACTGGATCTCCTACGGTGAGGCCGATGGCAAGACAGAGAGCGTCGGCTGGATGGGCGGATGGTTCGGCAACGGAGATGGTGACCGCTGGGCCGACTACCTGGCCCATTTCAAGCCCGAGACGCACCCCTACCTGGAAGCCATCAAGGACGACGTTCTAGCGTCTGGCCGATTCATCAACGGTGGCCAGCACCAAAACGGTCCCCGCGGCGTGCCTCTGTTCGAGGACGACACGATCGGCTCATTCACGTTCCGAGCGTGGGGTGACCTCATGGCCGCGATCGCCACCGTCAAGGACGGCAAGGACCACCACTACATGGAGTTCTATTACTGATGACTAATCCCCTGAGCGGCGATTACGGCGACTACGCGGCTGAGATCCGCAAGGCTCCTCGGATTCGCATTGAGCTTGAGTCGGCTCTCAAGATCGACATGAAGACAGGGAAGACCCACGAAGGGAACATTGCCCGTGTCTGGCTGAGCGACTGGGAGTCTGAGCGCACGCGCTGGAGAAAGGCCATCGGGGGCGGTCACATCGCCGCTACCGAGACGACCACGGAGCCGAGCTATGCCGACCTTCTTGAGTCAATAGCGCGAATCCTGCGAGCCGAGCAATGACCAACCCAGTCCGCACCGCGGCAGGGACTCTGCTGCGCGACTACCACGATCGGGGCGACGAATGAAGCTCTACCGCTTTGACGCCGAGCGCACATTGGAGACGGAGGGTTACATCATCGCTCCGGACAAGGACGCCGCCGAAATCGACGCCAAGGAACTGGCCGACCCCTCAGAGCGTGATATCTGGGAGGACGTGTGGGGCGTCACAGTCACAGTCAGCGAGATAACCGACACGTCGAAGCTCCCGAAGGGCGCCTACATCTGGGCGGGTGGACCGGCTGGCGATGAGGTCACACAGCAGCGGGCACTTGAAATCCTCGCTGAGATTCAACCAGGAGAGCGGCCACCCGAGTGCCCTGGGCAACTTTCGATAGAGGACGCACCATGACAAACCCAGTCCGCACGGCGGCAGGAATCCTGATCGTCACCGCGGTCGTCGTGTTCCTCTGCGTCGTCGCCGGCAAGGTGACCCTCGTGATCGTGTGCGCCGCGGGCCTGTTGCTCGTTGCCGCGTTCGCTTGGGCGCAGGTTGAGGACTGGCGCAAGCAGCGGCGGCATCCCGAGGACGCGCTGGCGAGGAAGGCGAGGAGGGCGGCATGAAGCCAACGAAGCACCGGCGTCGCCGTTGGCAAGCCGAACGCAAGCGCTGGTGGCACGCCGCTCGCAGCCAAGTCAAGCGCGCTTTGCAACGCGGAGAACAGCCCGCCGATTCGCGACACCGCCACGGGCAGATATGGGACAGATCATGACCACGATCGCCGATATCCGCGCCGAGGCCGCACCCGGCTTCATGGGCAATACGGCCAACATCGTCCAGGTGCCGCGGGACCGGTTCGAGGCTCTGTGCGGGGTTGCTGAGGCTGCGCTAGCCCTGCGTGCTGTCCACGACGACCCCGATGCTATAGGGCTGCGATGGGACATCGCCAGCGCACTAGGGAACCTGTTCGCTGCACTCGATGTACTGGAGGCGACATGACCGACGGTGAGCTACTAGAACGCCTGAAGGCTGCCCTGGCCGAGCCGTGCGTCGCTGTGCGCCTCGTCCACATCGAGCATGGCGGCTGTGCTGACTTCGATGTGTTGGACCTGTTGCGTCTAGTGAAGCACGTCGATGTGCTGGAAATGACAGCCAAGCAAGCGGAGATATGGCGTGAGGGCAACTCAAAGCTCGCCGAGAAACTCTGCCGGGTTACCACGTCTTACGAGAACCGGATCGAGGCGCTGGCGAGGGTAGCCGAAACCTTCAGGAAGATCATCGAGGACGGCCACCCTTGCGGGTCAGAAGCGGCCGACGAATGGTTCGCCATCGGCTGCCGAAGTCTCCATGCCTTAGATCAAGAAGGAGCGTGACATGACTATTCAAGCGACACAGACCAGCGCACCGACCCAGGAGGCCCTGTCCGGCTTCGACTACTGCCGCAGTGAGGGAAGGGAACATGAATAATGCGCCCCCGCTTGGCGCGGACACTGGCGGTCCTGGCTTTGTTCCTGGTGGCTGGCTCGGTGTTAACACCCGGTCAGGGGAGGAGCGACGCAGGTCTGACCGCGACTTCTACACGATCTACTTTCGCGCAGCCGACGAGAGAATCGGCGCCGACCGTCGGCGGGGCGGCGACACCCTTACTGCGCCGGATGATGCTGGCACCCGGCTCGCCATCCAACGCCTCGTCGATGAAGCAGCAGAGGCCGTCAACGCCGAAACCGCCGACTTCATCGCCTCCCTCACCCAGCGGGAGCACGACCGCGACCTCCTTACCGCCCGTTACCGACGCCAACTCGACGGATACGGCGGACTGGGCGTGCGTCCGACAAAAGGAAAGCGGGGACGATTACGCGCGTGGTGGGGACGAGCCATTTGGTGGCGCGTACCAAGCAGCGGTGAGTACTTGGCAGGGGCTCGGCTTCAGTGGGGTGCCGAACGCGGCCCCACCGTGGGAGCAGGACCAGTTTGCACTGAAGCTCTACGCGTGGGACCTGAAGTACACGGGGAACGGGTTCAGCGCGTGGCAGACCGCTCCCATGTGCGGGTTGTGAAGCCATGAGATTCCTCTACCGACGTGGGCGTGGAGCGAAGCGTCGGATCATGCACCTGTGTGGCTATGACCAGTGGACAGGTGAGCCGACAATGGTCGCTCTCTGCGGGTCGCATCAAGCCTTCGACACGACCTGCAACCTTCCCCTCGGACAGCGAGTCTGCAAGAGATGCCGCGCGGCCGTGCGGCCTGTGAGGGGGGCGTGATGGACGCTGAGCAGATACGAGCCACGCCGTGCGTCCATCTTCACAACGGAGCACCGGCTGGAAGCTGTACCGACCTGCTCGCCGCCATAGACGAACTGGAAGCCGAGAAAGCGCAACTTGAAAAGTTGATTCGCATCCTTGATGAAACCATGCGGGTTGAGCTGAAGAAGGTTCTTCACCCTGGCGGTGGTGGTTGGATCGGGCCACTTGAGATGGATGATGAACCAGAGTTGACGGCGCTGCTCAAGAAGATCGTGGAGCCCTGCGAGACAGTCCGGGCGCTCCAATGAGCCGCAAACACGGTCCGCAGCGTCGGAGCCTGAGCCGCACCCAAAGTATCCCGATACCCAAGTTCATCGGAGCGAGAAAGGTCGTGCTTGAAGCTCACCTACGCGACCATCCAGGTTGCACCTACGGCCTACAGCCCCATTTCGTGCCGCCCTGTTTCGGCGATGTCGGGTTCTTCATGTGCGACCCGCCTGCCGACATCCGCAATCACACGCGGTGTCAGCCACCGTTCGACCACGAACACGAGGATCACAAGCCCGCGTGGATGTTCGAGGCAGCGCCATGACCCCCCACATCGAGACCACCGTGACGGTGGACGACCGCGTGACCTATCGCGACCAAGACATGCCGGCGTGGGTTGGAAACCCCCATCCCTTCACCTGGCGTGAATGCTCCCGCTGTGGGGTCCTGTTCATCGGTGAGGGGCGCGAGGACGACTGTGGGCGGTGCTCATGACGTGGGGGAACGTTCGCGAGTACCGCGTGGTGCCGTCGCCTGTTTATGCCGGGCTGCTCTACTGCGAAGCCTGCCGGGCGCATTACGCACCCGATCAGGAATGGGGGTTTCCAACGGGTGACCGTGAAAGCACGATGCCGTATCGCGTCGTCGGTGCGTTTCATCCGGGCAGGGCGTGTCCATTCTGCGGGCGGTGCTTGTGACCCCCGGACTCACCGAAGAAGAAGTCCGCGCCAAGGTCGGCCCAGACTACATCCACCAACTCATGCTGGTGCTCGCCAAGATTGACGACTCGGGCGAAAGTATCTGGCCGCGCGTCGCACTGGATGGTTCACTCAGGATCTGCGTCAACTGCAATGACCTGTTCTACTGGGCCTGCGCGGATTCTGAGGAGTTCACCCCTGATGACGTGGACCTGCTCAACCAGTGCGTAGACGACCTCGTCGCTGCCGACAAGGACTATGGCACCTGCTACGTGTTCGAGTTGTTCTGTTGCCGCAAGCGCAAGATGCGACCTCAGTATCCGTTCTTTCGTAAGTACGACCGTGAAAAGTGCGGCTACTTCGAGGACTCCCTCTCGTCTGCCGTTCGGGCCTTGTTCGACGCGCTCGGACCTGACGGCAGCGACCGAAAGCGAGGCTGAGTTATGACCCCCGACCCGAAAGAGAACAGGGGCGACCGCCTCGCCGTCGTGGAGCAGGCGCTACGTGAGGCGACCGAGGCCAACTCGGCGCTTGCTGAGCAGGTGACGAACCTGAGACGCGAGATCGAGGCGCTACGGGCCGAACTGGCGGCGAAATCGTGAAGCGACCAGAAACGGCTGAGCAGCGCGGCGTGCGCTTCTGGGCAAAGGTCGATAAGAACGGCCCCGTACCCGATTACCGTCCCGATTTGGGGCCCTGTTGGATGTGGACGGCTGCCCTGTATTCAAACGGTTATGGCTGTTTTACTCTGACGATCGGCTCCCTCTACACCACCCGCCGCGCCCATAGAATCGCCTACGAATACAGGATCGGACGGATTCCTGATGGTCTGACGTTGGATCACCTGTGTCGCATTCGCTCTGGTGTCAACCCAAGTCATTTAGAACCGGTCTCGGTCCGTGAAAACATCTTGCGCGGTACGTCCTTCTCGGCCCGCCACGCAGCCGTCCAGCACTGTCCACGGGGTCATCCCTACGACGAGGCGAACACCACCCCGAGGAAGACCGGGCGAGGTTGTCGAGCCTGCGCTGTGATCCATACGGCTAAGTGGCGAAATAAGAAGCGGATCAGCGCATGATGCCCCGTTGCCTAACCGATCCGAGGCCCCGATGCCGATTCGATATTCCGACTTACCGGCGGCCGTCAGAGCCCGGATCGACGCGCAACCCGCGGCCAAAGGGGACAGGGAACCCCGCGCCGAGCACTACCCGTGGCGCTGCAAAGGTTGCGGCAAGGTGTTCGAGCAATGGGCGCCGGCTCAGCGTCATATTGCTGCTGGGTGTCATGGGCGGCATAGGTTGGATCTTCTATTGGAAAGCGAAAGGGAAACACCATGAACATCAAGCGGATACGGCAACTAGCCCCGACGAAGTTCGCAACAGGCTACATTCACCACCCAGCACATGAGCCAGCCACGGCCGAGTTCGCTACTTGGTGGATGTGGCTCGGACGCGTGTTCAAGCACCACGTCACCGTTCTTGGCCGCGTAGTTGAGACGATTAATCCAGACAACACGATCAGCTACGGCTAAACGATCATGAAAGGCGACAAGGTGGTTATCTACGTCGACACCGGCGCGCAGGAGGCGAAGACATTTGAGGTCACGGCGACCCGTAATGGCCGCACCGTGGAGGTGAAGCAGGCGCGCGCAATGATCGAGGTTTCCGAACTGGACAAGAACGGCAACGAGATCCACACGTCCCGGTTCCTTGCCTCGCGCGTCATCGCGCTGACGGAGCACAAAACAGAGGAACCCGAGGCGCCGGCGCAGTTACCAGGGTTGGAGGTGTGATGCCCTACAAGACCATCATCGAGACGAAGTGCAGCCAATGTTACGCGACGGCCCAGTTTGAGAGGTTGGACGCGGCACAGAAAGCGGGCTGGCAAGCCGTCGGATACCGGCCAATAGGCAGCTCGTCAGAGTCCACCGGTTCACACTCTGGCGACCTATGCCCCGAGTGTTTCGCTGTTCTCAAGGCCACGATGATGGGGCTTCCGCTTAAGCCCATTTTCGAGGCGTCATGAGCGATGACCTGATGGCGGATGCCCTGCAGGAAATAGCAGAACTGATGGCCGACAAACAGGAGCTGGAACGTCAGGTTGACGACCTCGAAAGCCAACTTGATGCGCTCAAGGATGGGATCTGGGACTTGGCGCGCCAGGCGCGGGTGCCGCGATGAGCCGGCTCCGTTGGTGGCTCTGGTGGCACCTCTGCAAGTTGCCGAACATCTGTCCCGCCAATGCTCACTCCGTCCTGATATGGAAGACGCGTCGGGATCCTCGCATCGACGACATGTGCCGTAAAGACGCCGCCGAGTGTGATGGCGTCTGCTGGTGCGGAAAGATCCGGCTAAAGGAACCGACTAATGCCTAACGTCTACGTGGTCTGTCCTGACGGCGAACAGCGCCACGAGGAACCCTTCAAGTCCTTCGACGAAGCCTGGCGGTGGGTCCAGTGGGGCCACGCCTGCCTTGGTGCGTCCGATCACTGGATATGGCCCGAGGACTTCGTGACCTCGCTTGAGGTGGGGGCATGAAGGCCCCCTTCGTCTGGTTCGGTGGCAAGCGCAGGGTTGCTCCCAACGTATGGGCGGCGCTCGGTGACGTGGACAACTACGTTGAACCGTTCGCTGGCTCTCTCGCTGTTCTTCTAGAACGGCCTCACAACCTCGCAGATGGCACGCGACGCGCCGAGACGGTAAATGACGCGGATCACTACTTGGCGAACTTCTGGCGAGCACTAGCCTCCGATCCTGAGACTGTGGCGGCGTTCGCAGACTGGCCGGTGAACGAGGACGACTTGTTCGCCCGTCACTTATGGCTCGTGAATGAGGGCCGCGAGACTTTGGCGGCGGGACTTGAGTGTGACCCGATGTTCTACGACGCCAAGATCGCGGGCTGGTGGGTCTGGGGCGTCAATGCCTGGATCGGTGGCGGCTGGTGCTCAGGAACCGGCCCGTGGGACTACGAAGCGACGCGGGCCAGGGCGTCAACCGCAAGCTCCCTCACCTCGGCGACGGATGATGAGAGCCAGCTCCCTCACCTCGGCGACGCGGGCCAGGGCGTCAACCGCAAGCGCCCTCACCTCGGCGACGCGGGCCAGGGCGTCAACCGCAAGCTCCCTCACCTCGGCGACGCGGGCCAGGGCGTCAACCGCCAGCTCCCTCACCTCGGCGACGCGGGCCAGGGCGTCAACCGCCAGCTCCCTCACCTCGGCGACGCGGGCCGGGCTGGTTATAACAACCTGAGCTACCGCACCGAAGGCATCGCGGCCTATATGCGCGAGCTTGCCGAACGGCTGCGCGATGTCAGGGTCTGCACGGGCGACTGGTCACGGGTTGTCACGAAGGGCGCGCTGAGCTTCGGAGCGTCGGTCGGTGTGTTCCTCGATCCACCCTATGCGGAGGACGTGCGAACCGCGGGTCTGTACGCGAGCGAGACGGTCGACGTCGCTATCGCTTGCCGGGACTGGGCGGTAGCTAATGGCGACAACCCGCGCTATCGGATCGTGCTGGCTGGCTACTCCACCGAGCACGACGATGCGATCCCGAAGTCTTGGCGCCGCATCCGCTGGTCGGCATCGGCCGCCTATCAGACGAGCACGAGCACGGGCGGCAACAAGGACAACCGCCACTGCGAGGTGTTGTGGTGCTCGCCGCATTGCCTGGTCACGCAGGCGTCGCTATTTGACGAGGCGTCGTGACTCTCACAATGACGCAGACGCTCGAAGGCAACGCCGAGGCGAATGGCGCCGAGCCTGAGTACACCCTGACGCGCCATCGCGACCCGTCACAAAAGCGTTACCACCTCAGTCAGATGCGTTACTTCAGCCTGGTCACGGTTCAGGCTGAGATTGCTAAGTGCGACGTGGTCTGCGCGAACTGTCACCGAATACGGACTTTCAACTCCGACGCCGTTCTTGAAGCGAGGGTGGCTGGCTACGCGGCGTGGAAAGCGGGCAACTAGGTGTGGTTACTCCCTTCCCAACCGTCCTCAGCCTTTGCAGCGGCTACGGAGGACTCGAGTTGGCTGTCTCCACCGTGTTCCCCGACAGCCGAGTGGTGGGTTACGTCGAGCGGGACGCCTACGCGGCGTCCGTCCTCCTGGCAAGGATGGAGGACGCGTCCCTGGAGCCTGCTCCTGTTTGGTGCGGCAACCTCGAAGACCTGGACCCCGCGCCATTTTTCGGAGTGGATCTCGTCACCGCAGGATTCCCATGCCAGCCCTGGTCCGCAGCGGGAAAGCGAAGGGGCACCGATGATGAACGGTGGATCTGGCCGGCCATCGCCTCACTTCTTCGCGGAGTTCGACCCCGCCTCGTGTTCCTGGAGAACGTCCGCGCCCTCATTTCTAGGGGAGGATTGGGACTCGTCCTCGCTGACTTGGCCGACCTCGGGTTCGATGCGGAGTGGGCGGTGCTATCTGCGGGAGAGGTCGGTGCCTCCCAGCAACGGGAACGAGTCTTCATCCTGGCCGACGCCCGTAGCTCACGACGATCAGAAGTCGCCCGAGGCGCACTTGGCGATGAAGGCCCGCATGAAGGGCGGTCCGCGGACGGAGCCGACATCCCTAACGGTGGTGGCGAAGATGTGGCCGAGCGCGACGGCTCAGGACTCCCGAGCGAGCGGGGCTACCTACGAGCCGACGGACTCGCATCACGCGGGCGTGACGCTGACGGACGCGGCGGCGCGACAGTGGCCGACGGCGACTTCGCGGGACGGCAAGGGCCAGGATGTCCCCGGTCGGACCGGGGGCATGTCGCTTCCCGAGTTCCTACGTTCCCACCAGGACCAGACGAACGCGACTGGTGGAACGCCATCCTCGAATGCGAGCCGGGTCTTGAACCCTCGCTTTGTCGAGTGGCTGATGGGGCTGCCGATTGGCTGGGCACTTCCTACGCCTCTCGGGACGATCAACTGCGGCTGCTCGGCAACGGGGTCGTCCCTCAGCAGGCCGAAACTGCACTCAGGATCCTGTGGGGGCGACTGAGATGACCACCTACACCGACCGCGTCGACGCCCTGGCCGCGGAGGCCCTGACACCCGACGTTGACGGGGGCCAGCTCACGGCTCGCCAGGAAGAGCTGATCCACGAGCTGCTCGAGGTGCTGGCCTGCGCGTACCGGGATGACGAGCTCGAGCGCCGGCGTGAGCAGCACCCGATTCGGGTTGTCGCCGGGCACAAGGCTCGGGCTACGCATTTGCGGGTTGTCTTGTGACGACAGCCACCGCGGTCAAGCACCCGGCCAAGTTCAGCGATTCCGTTCTCGCCGTGCTCAATGAAGTGATGGCTGACGAAGCCGAGAGGCGAGAGGCGCGCCTGTTCGTTCTCGATCCGATGGCCGGCGTCGGACGGATCCACGAACTGGACCGCAGCGCCGTCTACAAGACGATCGGCATCGAGCTTGAGCAGGAGTGGGCCCGGGCGCATCCCTGGACCCTGCAGGGCGACGCGACGGCGCTCCTGTTCCGTGACAGCACCTTCGACGCGGTGGTCACGTCGCCCTGCTACGGCAACCGCATGGCGGATCACCACAACGCCAAGGACGACTCGCGCAGGATCACCTACAAGCACGTCCTTGGCCGCGACCTGAGTCCGAACAGCGGTGCGGGCCTGCAGTGGGGCGACGCCTACCGCGAACTCCACCGGCGAATCCTAGGCGAGATGGTGCGGGTCACGAAGCCCGGCGGCCTGGTCATCGTGAACGTGTCGAACCACATCCGCAAGGGCACCGAGCAGTTCGTGGCCGAATGGTGGCTGGCCCGCATGCTGCTCGCCGGGTTGAGGTTCAAGAGGGCGATCCCGGTCAGGACGCCGCGCATGGGGTTCGGGGAGAACTACACGGTGCGGGTCGATTGCGAGTGGGTTTTCGTGACGCGAAAGGCTGTGGTCTGAGTTGTCGAGAATACGGAGTATCAAACCCGATTTTTTTAGTGACGTTCATGTTACGGCCCTCTCACTGGAGGCGCGTTTGACCTACATCGGTCTCTGGACAGAGGCCGATGACACTGGAAGGGCGCGCGACTTGCCAAAACAATTGGCCGGAGCACTCTGGCCGAACGACAAATGGATGACCCCGGCACGCATGCAACGCGTCATCGCCGAACTGGCGAAGGCAGGTCGCATCATCCGCTACCAGGTCGATGGTGAGACATACATCCAGGTCAAGCACTGGGAGCATCAGAAAATCAATCATCCATCGGCGTCGAGATTCCCGGAGCCACCCCGGAATATTCAGGGAAGTTTCCTAGATGATCTCCCTGAGGCTTCCGGTAATCCTCCCGTAAGTCTCCCGGAGGGTGTTAGTCCTCGCGTGCGCGCGCGGGATCTAGGATCTAGGAACTTGGATCTAGGAGGTAGGAAGGAACCCGCGCCTGCCTCACCTGGATTCGTAGTCCCCGGCGAACTGCGCGCACAGACGGCCAAGCGGCCGAACCTCGCCGACGTTGATATCGAAGCCGAGACAGCCGCCTTCGTGGCCTACTGCGCCGAGCACGGGACGCAGCCGAACGTCAAAGGGTGGCAAGGATGGATGCGCGCCTACGACCCCGTCAAGGCACGCGCCCCGTCCGTGAATGGCCCCGTGCCGCCCCGCTCCGATGGTGCTCGCATCCCAGAGACACCGATGCCTGAGATGGGAGGCGAGCCGACACAAGAAGGTAGGGCGGCCGTCGCCGCGATCAAGGAACGTGTGGGCGAAATGAAGACTGCGGCGCCTCCCATCTACGACGCGAACGGTTACCCGATCGTGGCCGCGTTCGACACACAGGAAGGGAAAGCATGAGAGAGACCTGTTACAAATGGCTCAACCCGGATCGCACTACCACCTACCAGAGGGTGAAATGGCCTGTCAGGGTGGGCGCGTGGACTGCTGACACGAGACCAGTGATGTGTGTATCCGGCTGGCACCTTGCCACACACCAGGGCATCGCAGAGCACGCTCGCAACGGTGCCGTGCTGTGGATCGCCGAGGGTCGCGGCGCGTCCGTCGCTGCCGATGACAAGGTGGCGTTCAGTTCTGCGCGGCTCGTGAGCCAGGTCGGGACGTTGACACAGATCATCGCCGTCCAGTGGGCAGCGGAGTGTGCCAAACGAGTGCTCAGACACTACGAGGATCGCTACCCCGGTGACAAGCGGCCGCGCGAGGCGATTGATGCAGCGTTGAGATGGGCGAAGAACCCGACTGAGGCAAATCGCTACGCCGCCTACTACGCCGCCTCCGCCGCCTACGACGCCGCCGCCGCCTACGCCGCCGCCTTCGCCGCCGGCTGCGCCGACGCCAACGCCGCCTACTACGCCGCCTCCGCCGCCTACTACGCCGCCTCCGCCGCCTACTACGCCGCCGACGCCGCCGCCGCCTACTACGCCGCCGACGCCGCCGGCTGCGCCGCCGACGCCGCCGCCGCCTACTACGCCGCCGCCTACTACGCCGCCGGCTGCGCCGACGCCAACGCCGCCTCCGCCGCCTCTGCCGCCGCGCATAAGAAGGAACGCGAGTGGCAGTCAGATCGGTTGCTGGAACTACTGAGAGGTGCGTCATGAGCACGTCAGAAATCCCGGCGATGATCGACCTGGACTTCGATCACAACATCGACTCGCTCGCCAAGCACGCGGGACTGGAGAACGCCCGGGCCGTGGTGGCCGTGAACAACGCGATGGCCGAGGTCCAGCACGCGGCTGCCTTGCACTGGAGCGCGAGAGCCAGACGAGCAGATGCCGTGGCCGGCCTGATCCGGGCTGTGACGGTGATGTTGGTCGTTCTGGCGATCGGATGGTCGGTGTGGAGCTGGGTGAAATGGTGACGATGACCCGCCTCGATCCCGACATCACGATGGAAACTCGCCCGCACCGCGCACTCTGCCCCTGCGGCCACGCGATCCACCGTCACGCTCCGATAACACCCGAGCACGCGGCCTGGTGCCGATGGCTGGCGACGCGGCTCATCGGACCCCATCGGACGTTGCTCGCCGAGGGTCACGAGCGGTGCGTCAAGGAGTTCCCGGGGATGATGCTGGTGAGGGGGACGAAGTGAGCATCTACGCGTCAACCGACGTAATCAAGGTTCTCGCCTACGACGGTTCCCACATCCGACCGTGGGACTGGTCTGCTGGGCTAGCGCACGTCGATTTCGCCGTGATCCCTGGCTACGTCTACCGAGACAGCGTGCTTGACGGGAGGATCCTTCCCTACCTGCGGCTGAGTCTTGACGCCGACAAGTTTGCGACGGTCCTGCTGACTGTTCCGCAAGCACGCAAGATCATTGCTGAGCTTCAGTGGTTCGTGGACGCGTCGAAGGTCGTGCCCCGAAAGAGGCGACCTTGACTGAACACACAACGGCGGCCGAGCTCGTGACCCAGCCGTCGTGCATCCAGAACAGGGGTTCCGTATCCGCTCAGATCTTACCGAACCGAGGAGTGTGCTGGGTGGACCGCCGTAAACCGAAGGCCAAGACGCTGTCGCGAGCCGAGCGCGACGCCCAGAAACTGACCGACACCATCGAGATCCTGTCCCAGTACGCAGACGCCGGTGTGCTGGCAGACCTGTATGCCCGCGCCGAGGAGACAGCGGCCGTCGACGGCTACCCGGCAGGCATGGGACAGAGCGACATCCACGGGGGGCGCCTGAGCGATCCGACAGAGGAGCAGGTCGAGCGCAAGGCGCGCGGTCGCATCATCAAGCGTGACAACGGGACCGAGGAGACGACGCCTGACACCTGGCAGCCGTACCCGGATCCGCTCGGCGACTTCGTGAGTGAGTTCCAGGGGATGGTGAGTGAGATTCACGGCCTGGCGAAGCTGGCTCACAAGCAGGCGACGGTCGTGCTCAAGGCCGCGGACGCTTACCGAGGCAGGCAGTCGAGTCTGGCTGGCGTGTGTGCTCGTTGTGGCACGGACATCGCTGGCACGCCCAAGGACCGGATGCGGTCGGGCTACTGCGGCGCTTGCTACACCGCGTGGCTGCGAGCCGGTCGACCTGACCGACCGAAGTTCGAGAAGTCGAGACCGAAGTGAGGCAAGGCCAGTCATCAAACAGAAGGAGATCCGTTCATGGCAATAGCTGGCAAACCCAAGGAAACTACCGTCATCGAGGTCTCACCACCCGAGGTCGGCGAAGTAGAAGTCGGCGTTCTAGGACTCACGCCGTACATTGCCAACCGTCTTAGCGAGAAAGCGAAGCACGAGCTGTTGGTGCCTCGTGGTCCGAGGAACAACGCCGAGAGAAAAGCGACGCTCAAACATGAACCGCTGGTTGAGTTCAACTCGGCACCCTATGTCCTTGAGGAGGGTCCGACACGACTTGCGGTCCCGGCGGCAGCGTTCAAGAAGGCGATGATGTCGGCTGCGGTCGATCTCCCTGATGCATCGAAGGCACAGATCGGTCGTCTGGTATGGGTCCAGGGGTACCGCCTACCGATGTTCGGGATTCCTAAGTTGTTTATGGCGATTGTGCGCCAAGCCGGCATTCAGGGAGCCCCAGACGTGAGGACCAGGGCTCTTCTTCCCGCTTGGGGGTGTCGACTGTCGATTCGGTTCCTGATGCCGAATCTCACGGAGAAGGCGATCGTCAATCTCCTTTCCACCGCAGGGTTCACGATTGGCGTGGGGGACTGGCGACCGGAAAAGGGCAGTGGGACGTTCGGGCAGTTTCGCCTCTGTGAACTGGATGATCCGGACTTTCTCAAGGTTACGAAGGATGGAGCACGAAAGGCCCAGGTGAAGGCGATGGAGGTTGCTGAGCCCTACGACACAGAGACTGCCGAGTTGTTGGAGTGGGCAGGAGAGGAGATAAAGCGCCGTGGACGCTAAAACTGTCAAGGTTCCCGCGTCTCGGTTCGTAATGGACTGGGATATCTACCCGAGGCGCGAAACGGGAGTCAACAGCCAGCACGTCGCATCCTTGGTTGAGTCGATCAAGGCTGGCTACGGAATGTTGATTCCGCCCGTGGTTGCAGAGAAGCGTACCTATCGCCTCACTGACGGGTGGCATCGCGTCCCGGCGTGGCTCAAGGCATGTGGCCCCGATGTCGAGATCGATGCCGTCTTGCGAACATATGCATCCAACACTGCGGCCCTGGCTGAGGCTGTTACCCTCAACGCGCTACACGGGCGTCCGTTGAACGAGATCGACAAGCGACGCGTAGTGCTTATGCTGGCGGAAGGCGGCATGAGCGAAGGTCAGATAGCAAAAGTGCTGTATGTGACCCCGAGCAGCGTGCAGAGGCTGGAGGTGCTCATAGCGCACACGGTCCGTGGATCCACGACTGGGGTTTCTGTCGAGACGGGTGAGAGCATCCCACTCAAGGCATCCACCGCCCATTTCCGTGGTCGCACGATGACCATGGAGCAGGCGCGGGCACAAAGGTCGGCGCCAGGGACCAACTACGGGTTGCTCGTGCGCCAGTTGTCCGATGCACTCGAGTTTCATCTGCTCGACTGGGAGAGCGGCCCGCTGGTGTCGGCGCTGCGTCGGCTGAGGGACCTGCTCAACGCGGCGGAGCAGCTGAATCTGGAAGATACGGCGTGAATGTGAAGTGACGCGGCTGGGCAGGGCCGGGCCTGGCTGGGCTAGGCGAGGCAGGCATGGGTGAACGTGAAGTGACGCGGCAAGGCGCGGCGAGGCATGGCGAGGCCGGGCCTGGCGAGGCAGGCATGGGTGAACGTGAAGTGACGCGGCAAGGCGCGGCGAGGCGTGGCAAGGCGGGGCTTGGCGTGGCGAGGCACGGCGAGGTTAGACAGGCGGGGGCTGGGTGGCAGGGACTCCTGTTGCCTAGCTCCCGTCTGTCGCCACCCCCTGACCTGCGATGACTTGCATTTGTCGCCACGAAAGTGTATAAACGCGTAAGCTTGACCACGTGAGTCCCTAGAGGACCGTGCAAGCAGCGGTCCCGGCGGTGCAAGAACACCCCGGGACCTGGCCAGCGTCCGGAAGGCGGTGCAACCCATGGCTGCCATTACAAGACCATGACCAACGCACGGATCAAGGCCAGGGACGGCAGAGGCAGGGCCATCCGTGCCCTCGAAACGATCGAGCAAGACCAGAAGGCAGCGGAGCTGAGGTCGGCCAGCCTGACCTATTCGCAGATCGGTGAAGTGCTTGGCATCGAGGCATCGACGGCCCATCGCTCGGCGGACAGAGGATTCAAGGCGGTACAGGGCACCGAGGACGTGGCAGCAGCCAAGGCCAATGAGCTGCTCAAACTCGATCGGCGTGAACGTCGTCTCTGGACGGAGTATGGCAAGGAGCTGACACCCGAACAGATGGCGACGCTCAACTCGGCGTTTGACCGCATAGCGAAAAGGCGCGCTGACCTGCTAGGACTTGACGAGCCAACTCGCAGCCGCATCGAGGTCATGACCGAGGACGCCTTCGCCGAGGCGATCAAGAGCCTCAACCAGGAGATGGCCGCGCTGGAGGTCCAAGACCGTGACGACACCAGTGATCACAGCGACGCCGGAGACAGTTCGCCAGTACCAGGAGCTGCTTGGCAAACGCAATGAGCTGGCGGCGCGAGTAGCCCGCAAGCTGGACGTTTTCAAAGCGCTCGGCTACGTCCCGACGCCCAAGCAGAGACAGTTTCACGACTCCACCGCGCACGCGATCCTGTACGGCGGCGCGATGGGTGGCGGGAAGACGAAAGCCCTGCTCATGGAGGGATTGCGAGCCGCGGTGCGCTACCCGGGCATCCATATCGGAGCCTTTCGGCGTAGCTACCCCGAGCTGGAAGTGTCCTTCTTCGACGCCTTGCTCAAAGTCGACTTCGCCAAGGCGCTAGGCGCTACCTGGTACGAGGGCAAGCACATCCTGCGCTTCCCGAACCGCTCGTTCATTCGCTTCCGGTACGCCGAAACCGTGCAGGACGTCTCGCGCCAACAGGGTTCGGAATACCAGCTCGTTCTCTTTGACGAGGCGGGACTGGTGCCCAGTGACGTGATCGAGTACCTCGAGGAACGCCAACGCACAGCGGATCCGCTAATCCCGGTTCTCGGGCTGCGTCTCGCATCGAACCCCGGCGGGCTCGGTCACTCCTCCCTGAAGAAGCGTTTCCTCGAGCCAACCGACTACGGCGAGCACCTGGCCGAGGATGAGCAGCACCGACTGACCGAGTTCATCCCGGCGAGGTACCTCGACAACGCCTACCTGGACGCGGACTACCTCGGCCAGTTGAACGCCATCAGGGACCCAGCCCGTCGTGCCGCCATGCGCGACGGTAACTGGGACGTTTTCATCGGCCAGGTCTTCGAGGAATGGGACCACGACCGCCACGTCGTCCCCCGCACGACGCTTCCCCCACAGTGGCAGCGCTGGTGCGGTATCGACTACGGCCGGCGCTCCCCATGGGCCGTGATTTGGTTCGCCGTCGACAGCGATCGCCGCCTCTGGTTCTACCGCGAGTGTTACGAGACAGGTGTGGACGTGCGTGACCAGGCGCGACGCATCCTGGCCCTCGAACGCGAGGCTGGCGAGCAGCCCGGTTACGTGCGCCATGCCATCGACCCGTCGACCGGCAACCACCCCACCGACGGCTTGTCCATTTACGAGGAGTACGCGCAGGAAGGCCTGGGTTGCATCTTGGCCGACAACGACCGGCTTGCCGGCTGGGCGAAGGTGCATGAGGCCCTGGCTGACGGCCCGCTGTGCCGGGTGCACGAATACCTGCGCGAGCAGGGGAAATGGCACCAGGACACTTGCCCGATGCTGCATGTGCTGGCCGATACGTGCCCGAACTTCGTGCGGGAGCTGCCCGACTTGCCCTACGACAAGACCAGGGTGGAAGACGTCGATACCCACGTCTCCGATCACAGTTGCGACGCGGCCCGCTACGCCATACAAGCGATGGGCGGTGTCGGTTCGCCCTACGCCCGCGAGCCTGAGCGCCCGAAGATCGTGACCAAGCCGCTCGTGCTCGCGCCCGGCCAGGGCACGGCGGTGTCGCCTTTCAACGGGAATGGGAGCCATGCCTGACAAAGAGCCCGACCTCATCCCCGACGACCTGCTCGCCGAGCCAACGCCGGAGCCCGTGGCGCACTATCCGGGCTTCGACCTCGACGGCAAGGAGCGCCTGCCCCTGTTCGGCGGCGTGTTCGCCTCCAAGGACTTCGCCATGCCCCCCGACGTCGACCGTTCCAAAGAGCCGGCCCGCGACTTCCCTGCCGGGACGGTCGCACCTTCGCCGTTTGTCTGACCCAGGAGGTTGAATTGGCTTTCTGGAACCGGCAGAAGAGTGCGCCTGATCCTATTTTCGGCCGCCTGGAGCACGCGCACGCCGAGCTGGCGCTGGCCACCATCGAGCGCGAGCTGTCCATGATGGAGATGCCGGTCTCCGAGGCCGGTCCGCTCATGCCGCCAGCCAACGGCGGCCGCACGGCCCCTTCGCCCTTCGTCGAAGCCACAGCCCCGTCGCGCTCGGTCCTGCCGTGGCGCCGTGGCCAGTCACACGCCCTTGAAGCCGCACCGGCACTCCCACAGCCCCCGAAACGCCAGGTAGCGCGTCTCGGCTACGTGAACGGCCTGCCCATCGGTGGCACGACGCCGACCAACTCCGGCATGTCGTCCACCCCCGGTGCACCTGATCGCCAGACGGCGATGACCGAGCTCCTGCAGGCGTACCTCACCTGCCCATGGGTGGCGGTGTGCGTGGACGGCATCGCCCGCACCATCACCGCCGGGGGTCTCACGCTCGAACCCCTCAACCTCGATCCCGAGCAGGTCAGGGCCAAGCCCGCCCCCCCGCCGGGGATCGCCCGCATCCAGGAGCTGCTCGACTACTGCAACCCGACCGACGACATCCGCCAGCTCATGCGCCGGGCGGTCACCGATGCTCTGATCTTCGGCGATGCGTTCGTGGAGGTGACCTGGATCGGCAACGAGCCGGTCGCTCTCTGGCCACTCGACTGCCAGTCCATGTCGGTCATCGCCGATGAGCACGGCAACATCGGCAAGGAAGTCGACGGCAAGCTCGTCGCCTTCGTGCAGATGACCGACACCGGCAAGCGGGTGAACTTCGAGCCGCACGAGGTCATCCACGTGAAGCTCGACTCTCCCGGTGCCTCGCTCTATGGCGTCTCGCCCACGACGAAGGCCAGCGTCCCGATCAAGACCTGGCTCTTCGCTGCGGGCCTCATCAAAGAGACCATGAAGCGTGGCGACCCGCCACGGCTGCACGTCGACTTCCCCTTCGCCACGCCGCCGCCGGAGATCGAGAAGAAGCTCAGCCAGTACGCGGCCCGCAACCTCGGGACCAGGAACATCGGCAATCTGTTCACGACCGAGGGCGGCGCTTCGAGCGGCATCAAGACCAGCGTCACCGAGCTGTCACAGAACAAGCTCGACTACTGGATGGCCGTGCTCGACGGTGCCCGCAACGACATCCTGTCCACCTACGGCGTGCCGCCCCGCAAGGCCGGCGTCATGGAGCCGGGGTCCCTGGGCGGGCAAGGGGCCGAGAGTGGACAGGACAAGACTTTTCGTGTCACCACCTGCGGCCCGACCAGCGAACTTGTCTTGGAGAAGTTCACGTTCGCCCTGTGTTACCAGGCCTACGGCGTCAAGGACTGGCGCATCAGCTTCAGCGAGGTGGACTGGCGCGACGACCTGGTCATCGAGGAGATCCGCGACATGCGGCTCCGCAACGGGAGCTGGACCGCGAACCGCTACCGCGACGACATCAGCGAGCCACCCATCGAGGGGGGCGATGACCCGGTCCTGATCGAGCGCCAGAACATCACGCTGTGGGCCGACCTGAGCGCCCTGTCGAAGGCCTCGGTCGCAGCCAAAGGCAAGGGGACATCGCTCGACCCGACACCGCAGCAACTGCCGACCCAGCCCCAAGTCCTACAACCGCCGCCCGAGCCACCGCCCGAAGCAGAGGACGATCCAGAGGCGCGTCTGCCCGGCGAGCACCTGGCCGAGTACATCGCCCGCAAGTCCAACTGGCGCGCCGTCTACGAGCAGCGCAGGCGCGTGAGGGTGCGCTCGTGAGACGCCTGCTTTGCCGCATTATCGGGCATCGCCGCCGGAAGGGTTCTACCTGCCGCTACGGGCGACCGTGCCGTCGTTGCGGGGTCTATTCGTGACCGAGCCCTTCACCAGCGCCAACCGTCTGCCCAAGCGGGGGCGCATCACACGATCAACGCGCCAGCAGCGCAATCGCCTCCGTCTCAGACCCGGCAGGTGCTACCGCTGCGGAGGGACGATCGAGCCGGGGCAGCGCGTGTGCTTCGACGATGGGCACGACGCTCATGCCGAGTGCTCGTTCACCCGGAACACCGAGCTGCTGAAAGCGGCGCGCGTCCTCGCGACCCAGGACGCCGACACGTTAGGGACGGTGCGTCCATGCCAGATGAAGCCCCTCGAACCGATGCAACCGATGACCCAGACGAGGCGCCCGGTACCGACGGGATCATGACCGCGGCCAAGGCTGCGGCGCTCGTGCCGAAAGAGATCGCAGGCGGCACCTACGGGGGACATCGCAGGTAACCGAAGGGAGCACGCAGATGAAGCACGTCATCTCCGTCACGCGCGACATGCTCGACGACCAGGGGATCCTTGTGGCGCAAGAGACCGAATCGCTCGAACTGGACAACAAGGTCGATCCGCCTGAGGTATGGGACCACTACATGGCCAAGGGTGCCTTCGCGGTGGAACCGCCGCCATGACGATGAGAGAGACGACCAGTGGGCCTCACTGTCCCCACGGCGTGGCGTTCGGTTATCGGTGCTTCACCTGCCAGCCTGAAAGCTCGGTCACTCCCGGGCAGCCTATGTTGCCCTACTCGTTTGTGCAGTCTGCTTTCTCGCCTCAGCCGGCCTTCGGCTTCCGCTTTGTCCCGAGCGCCTGTGAGCACTGCTTCTGCCGCGACGCTGAGCCGTGTGCCTGGTTCACCGACAGAGCACATCAGGAGTGTTGTAACTGCGGAGTGCGGCGGTTGAAGCCCGTGTCGTGACGGTTCACCGCACGAAGGTTCATCGCCGCACGCTCCGTGCCCCGGTCTCGGGCATCCCCGCGACTAAGTCCCTGAAGGGCACCAGCCGTCAGGTCCTTGGCACCCACAAGATCGCTGCGCACACGACCTACCCGCTCAAGAAGCTCCCCCTTCGAGGTGAGCCGAAGAAGTTCGTCAAGCGCCTGTCTCCCACCGCGCAGGGCAGCGGGGGACCGTCCGGGTGGAAGCGGGCGCACGGGTTCCACTTCAAGCGCCGGCTCAGGCTCGCCAAGACCAGACGCCGGGCGTTCGGACACTGGATGCGGAACAAGCGGGGGGCCCGGCCACGATGACTGTGAATCCGATCCGCAAGCGTCACATGCCGAAGATCGAGGGCGCGAAAGACCTCGGACTGTTTCTCGGGGTGTTCGGCGGCTGGCGTCCATGGATAGGTACTTGCCCTGACTGCAACGTTCGCGTTCAGGGCGGAAGCCGCAAGGTAGTGAAGGATCGCCTGCATGATCACCGAAAGATCATGCACACATGAATCCCCGGCTGTGGTGGGTGTGTACCGAGACAGGGCATAGGCTGCTCATCCCTCCCGACGACGTACGCGTCGGTGACGTGAGCTGGCTGTCTCAATGGGCTGGCAGGTTCGATTCCTGCCCCGGGGGCGCTAAGCGATGACCGTGACCGCCGAGCAGGTTCGGGAGATGGCCCGAGACATCGCAACTGAGCTGGGCGACCCGTCCTTGGCCGAGCGCATCGTCGTCTACGAAACCCTGCTCGCCGAGCTAGAGGAGCGTCGGGACAAGCTCTCCAGGCGTTGGGCGCGCAAGATCAAGCCAGTGACCAGGACGATCGCCAAGGGCTTCGACGCGAAGGCCTACGTGGCCAAGGTCCAGCGCCACGTGACAAAACCGAACGACGACGACATGACCGGCGACAAGACGGCAACGGTCCGTCGTGATGCGGCCAAGGCGGTCGCGCTCGGAGCGCTCGCCCAGTGGCTCCGGGACAATCCCGAGGTCGCCGAAGAGTGGACCGGGCTGGTCTCGCTCGCTGAGGCCGAGGCCGCGGCAGAGGGCGTGGTCCAGGCCACGGCGTTGCTGCAAGACGCAGGGGTCACCCCGGCCGACATCACGATCGACCTGGACAAGCTGTTCGACGACACGCTGGCCAACCTGCGCGAGCTCGACAGCTACGGTGCCGAGTCCGGCATCTGGATCATCGACGAACTGGGTGGCCTCGCGGGAGACGTCGGCAAGTGCATCGCCGATGCTCTCGCCCGTGACTTCGGGCAGGAGGAGATGGCGGACGCCGTCAACGCCATCATCGACAAAGGCGATGGCGTCCAGGCTTACATCGACGAGTCGATCCATTCGGCCATGCAACAGGCACAGATAGCCCAGATGGTTGCCGCCGGGGTCGACATGTTCGATTTCGTCTGCCAGCCCGACGCCTGTGAGGAGTGCGCCCCGCTCGATTCGTCCATAGCAGGTGCGTACAGCCTGGGCGACCTCCCTCAGCCGCCACTTCATTTCAACTGCCGTTGTTCGACGGCACCAGCCGGCACCGTCTCGCTGTAATCCCCTGAGAGAGGAATCCCATGACCACCAGCACATTCCCCAACTCCATCGACGCTTTCCCCGGCGGCGACGAAACCCTGCCGCCAGCCGCGCTCATCAACGACGCCATCGTCGCCATCGAGACCGCTCTCCTGGGCGGAACGTGCCCCGTCGCCTCTGCCGCGACCACCGTCGCCGGGCCTGCCGCCTACGGCGACGCGGCTGTCGTCGGGGTTGGGACCAGCTACGCCCGCAACGACCACGACCACGGGTTACCCGCTGCTCCGGCTGATCTCCCCCTCACTGGCGGCTCGATGACGGGTGCAATCGCCATGGGCGCGCACAAGATCACCGGCCTCGCCAACGGGACCGCTGCGACCGATGCCGCCGCTGCAGGACAGACCCCCTGTCAGGGAACGGTTGCCGTCAACGCTCTCGGTGTCAAGACGACCACCGGCACGTTGGTCTATGGCGTGAACACCGTCACCGGTACATCTTCGGCCGCCCTGGTGCTGACGATGCCGGCCGCCGCGTATGGAGCGATGGTGACCTGCATCTTCACCAATGCTGCGGGTACATCTGCCACCAGTCTCGCCTTCTCGGGTGCAAAGGTCACCTCGGGGTTTGCGGCCGTGGGCGCGGCTGGTGCCGTCTCCGTGTTCACTCTCGTCTCTGATGGGACCAACTGGTACGGCATGTGCAGCGCCCTGGCCGAGAGCTAAGCGGTCCGTCTTCTAGGCGTCCGAGGGGAAGTGCCGTAGAAACTGCCTGGTGTCGGTCGGGCGTCAACCCGCGGCCAGGGACAACAGGGGCTACGGACAGGGTCCAGCCCGCGCAGGGCACAGAGGGCCTGACAAGCCCGAAGGGAGCGCCGCCCATTCCCGGCGGTGCGTGTAGGACGCCTAGTCCTCTTTCGCGAAAGGAGCCTCGATGGCTCGAATCGGTACGCTCAAAGGCGTCTTCTTGGCTCCAGGGGTCAGCAAGAACAAGCGCAAGTACACCCGGGAGAACATCGGGCGCGCTGTCGAGCGCATGAACGGGCGACTGTCCGGCGGCCAGGTCATCCCGATGCACACCAGCCACAAAGCGAACGCCGAGGGCGACACCCGTGCCACGGCCGCGACCGTGACCAAGGTGTACCAGGACGACGCCGGTGCCGGTCATTTCGAGGCTGACATCATCCCGACCGATGCGGGTCGCGACGTCGCCGCCATGGCCGTGCCTGACAAGTCGGGGAAGGCCGCACTGAAGACCGTGTCGATCTTTGGCTCCTGGGTGGGCGACGTCGAGACCGATGAAGCCGGCAACGAGACCGCTCCCGACCTCGACGTGACGGCCCTCGACTTCACCCACCGGCCTGGGCTCGCTAACGCACAGATCGACAGCGCCAAGCTCGGCGAGATGGCGGCCCTTACGGGGGCCACGATCTGCGAGTCGCTGGACTCCGTAGTGCTCGAACTCGACGAGACGCCCTCGGTGCTGGCCCTGCTCGAAGCCGAGATCGCCCACCCGATGGTGGACGGCTTGTGCACGGTGTGCACCACCGAGGCCGATGGTGCCAAGCCGCTCACGCCCGGCGGCGGCTATGCGGACCCCGGCTACCAAAAAGACAAGAAGCCTCGTTACCCCACGGATAGCAAATCTCACTGCAGAAGTGCCTGGGGGTACATAAACAAGGCCAAGAACGCGGCCAAGTACACGGCCAACCAGCTCGCCCGCATCAAGGGCAAGATCAAGGCAGCCTGCAAGCGCTTCGGTATCGACATCGCCAAGGAGTCCCTCGAACTCGAGGAGACGCTCACCCGCATGGGTGCCGAGTTCGTCGACGTCATCGAGGCCTACGCCTCCACGTCGCTCGACAACGGCGCCGCTTCGATCAACGTGTCGGGCTGGATCAACGACCCGTCCGATCTTCCGAAGGCCGGCGCAGCCATGGCGCGAGCCGCTCTCGCAGGGCTTTTGTCGCTCGACCCTGACAACGACGGAGACATCGACGCTCTGGAGCCGGCCGAGGACGACGACGATATGGAGTGCGCCTCGTGTGGCGAGTCCGTCCCCCAAGGTTCTCTGTTCTGCCCGCAGTGCGGGCAACCCGTTCCCGGCGCTGAGGAAGCCCCGGCTGAAGAAAGGAAGGGCCAGATGGCCAATCACAGCGCGGAGCAAGTCAAGGCACTGCTCACTCCCGAGCAGGCGGCCTCTCTAGACCCCGCCAAGACCACGTACACGACCGAGGAACTGCAAGCGCTGCTCCGGCCTCCGGTCACCGAGACCAAGCCCGCGCTCACTCGTGAAGCCGTCCTGGAGGCCCTTGTCGGCGTCCCGGCAGCTGCACCCGTCGAGTCCGAGCTCGACAAGGCCCGGCGTCTCGTCGCCGAGGCGGACGCTGCAGCCTTGGGCGCTCCTGTCACTCTCGCCGACCTCGCGAAGTTTGCCGAGGAAATGAAGACCGCGGCCAAGGCCGAAGTCATCGAAGAGGCGCGGCGTTCGGGCACCATCGTCCGTCGCGGCATCGTCGGCAAGGCCGAGGTCATGAAGGGCATCACCGTCGAGACCGACGCCCGCAAGCTCGCAGGTCAGACCACCGAGGAGTTCAAGGAGACGCTGTTCCACGCCCTCGACCCGATGTTGCCGCAAGGCGCCTCGGTCTAGCCCGCCCGGCTGGCCCGACCAACCACTCGCAAACACCTTCTCAGAAGAAAGGACCATGAACCATGGCCACTGAACTCACCGAGGCCGTCCTCAGCGCCTCGGGCGCGGCGGCACTCATCCAGAAGCAGATCGACCCTGTAGTCCAAGAGCTGCAGCGTCGCTATGCACCACTGGTGCGCGTGCTCCCGTCCATCCGCTGGGGCTCGACCATTTACAACTTCAACCAGCGCTCACAAGTGGCGGCTGGTGGCTTCGTGACAGACGGCGGCGCTCGCCCCATCAGCACGTCGACCTACACCCAGTACCCGTTCACGATCAAGAACCTGCAGGCAGTCGGTGGGGTCACCGGCTACGCCGAGGCGGTCACGGCCGACCTCATCGGGTCCTTGCGCGCGAAGGAAATCGAGGGCGCCGCACGCGGCCTCGAATGGGATGTCGAGACCGGCCTGGACTGGGGCAATGCCGCCTCCACGCTGAACGGCCCCTACCCCCAGTACGACGGCCTGGACACGCTCGTGTCCGACGCGACGAGCTCGGCACCGAACACCATCAACTGGAGCGGTTCGCTCGGACCATCCGGGAACACGGGCATCCTCGACCTGACCATCTTCGACAACCTGATCGAGATGGTGGAATCGAACGCGGCTACCTACCCTGATGGCGGCACCGACTACTTCTTCCTCGTCAGCTCGGGCGTGAACAGCCGGGTCGCCCAGCTGCTCACCAACCAGCAGCGGTTCAACGCAGCTGACAGCGGTGCGATCACGAACACCGAGGTGGCGGCCGGTCTCATCGTGCCGACCTACCGCAACATCCCCTTCATCAAGTCGTCGTTCCTGAACCCGCGCAGCAACGCGATGACCACGGTCACGATCACGACTGCGACGACCAGTTCCGACACGCCGGCGCTCTCGGCCGGCACGCTGCCGAACACGACCACGTACAAGTACGTCGTCTCCGCGGTCATCGCTCGCTTCGGCGAGATCCTGGCCAGCAATGAGGTCAGCCAGCTAACCGGCTCGGGTGCCAACATCATCACCTTGGCATGGGCGACACCGCCCTCCGTCACCCAGCTCGGCCAGACGCTCTCCCCCATCCTCTACAAGGTGTGGCGGACCGCGGCCAACGGCAGCACCAAGACCGAGACGCTGCTCGGCTACGTGGACGCCAACGTGGGACTGCAGTCGGACGGCATCACGCCGCTTCCGACCACGTCGATCGTCGACACCGGCACAGCCCTGGTCCCGCAGAACGGTTCAACTATTCCTGCGACCACCCCGGCCGCCTATGTCGGCACGAACGCCGGTATGGTGCCACCCACCACGGGTGCGCAGAACATCTACCTCTTGCCGCGTGACCCGGACTTCATCATCCGGCCTTACGTGCGTGAGATGCAGACGGTGGACGTCTACCCGACCACGTCCAGCCCGGACAGCTTGCCCTTCGCCTTCGTCTGCGACACGTGCCTCGCGACACGTGCCCCGCAGTTCATGGCCCGGGCGACCAACGCCGTCGCGACGCTGGCCGTCTAGTCCAGCCACGAGCAACGGGGGGATGCTGGGGTCTGCCCTCCTTCTCCCTCGGCATCCCCCTTGTTGCTCTCCGACAGAAGGAGCACGCATGTCAGGAACCAAACCCAGCCCGTTCGCACAATCGTCGGGCACCGTCTCACCCCAGGTGGCCGCTTCAGCCATCGCCCTCGGGCGTGTCAAGCGCAGCCCGTTCAGCGACTGCACGCCCGCGCCGACCGAGTTCATCCCGTCGGTCCACGCTGACGACCCGGAGGACCTGCCCAACGGCATGGGGGACGACTTGGCGTCGCTCAGCGAGGAGGAGCTCGACGCGTTGACTAAGCCCGAGACGCCCGCACCCAAGAGAGGACCACGCAGATGACCGACATCCCCGCCCCCAACGCGCCCCAGGGAGCCGTGACCAACGGCCCGTTCGCCGAGGTCCAGCCGCTCCCGCCGGTTCCGAGCACCACACAGCCCTCTCCCTTCTCTGAGGTAGACGAGGTGGTCCCCGAGCCAGAGGCAGAGCCCGAGGTGGTCCCCGTCGCCGAGGGTGTGCCCGAGCCCGTGCCCACCACGCACCAAGATGACGTGCCGGTCGAGGCCGAGCCCGAGGCAGAGCCGGTCCCCGCCGAGTTCCCCGCAGTCGGGCTCGGTTAGAGCGCGCCCGTCGTGTCCGATCTCGTCAGCACGATTCCGCCCGCACTAGCGACGGCCGATCAGTTCCAGCTGTTCTTTCCGTCGCTGTGCGAGGACGCGCCCGCGTCGGACCCGATGGCACTCTCACAAGTCCTCGTGGAGGCGACAGCCTTCATTGAGTCATCCGTAGGCCGCCGCCTGGCACCCTTCAGCAACTTGACGGAATCGCACAGGCTTTTCGGGATCGACCCCAACGAGTACGGGGCATCATCCGACAGCCCGCTCGACATCTATGGATCGTTGGGCTTGTCTCAGGCGGCGGCCTACCAGACCGACAACCTCGTGCGGAAGTTCTGGGTGGACCAGACGGCCCCGCACTACGCCGACTTGTGGACCTACTCGGTGAACTCGATCACCTTGGAGCTCACGTTCGGGTCGAAGATCCAGGTCGACCCGAGTTCCGTCGAAGGCGGGGCACCGCACCCGGACACCGGCGAATGCCGTATGCGCCTCGGTACCTTTTGCCCAGAAGGCACGAACGCCGTCATCAACTACTCGGGCGGTTACACCATCGCCATCCCCGCTGACCTGCAACGGCTCTGCCGCTACGTGGCCGCCAAGATGATCATCCTCGATATGGAGCCCCAGTCTCGCAAGGAAATGAACCTCGACGAGATCGAGCTGCAGATAACGGCGATGCTCTCGAACTGGGCGAAAAGTTAGATGAGCGTCGGCTACGAACCCCTTGATGGCGGCGCGGCCCTCCAGGACCTTCTCAGTGGCATGGCGGACAGGGCCTCCAACTGGGTGCTCGCCTTCGACGCCATCGTCGAGTCCTTCCATTCGATCGAGGCGCGCCGCTTCGCCGACAACGGCCCGGGTTGGGCGCCGCTGGCTGAGTCCACCATCTCCATGACGGGATCCTGGGCGCGCCAGAACACCAACTACGACCAGATCCTTGTCGACACGGGCGTCCTGCAGGCCTCTCTCGCCGGCGGCGAAGGCTTCGACACGGAATGGACCCCGTTCTCGGTCGCCATGATGACCACCGTCCCTTATGCCCACCGGCACCAGACGGGCGGCTTCCGCCTGCACGCCTCGGGCGCGGGCTGGCCCCCGCAGCGCCGCATCGTCGACATGGCCGCAGACGGGGCTGCGCTCGAGTGGGCCGCCATCCTCGAGGGCTGGCTGCTCGAAGGCGCCGCGGCGGCGGAGCTGGTGTCGGCATGACGGTCGACTGGAACCTCTCCTACCTGCCGGACGCCTTCGGGCCGCTCTACATGGGCGGCTCGGTCGAAGTGGCCATGATCCGCACGCTCGAGAGCTGGCTGCCGAGCTACGTCGCCGAGATCAACCGCCAGCTTGGTGCGCCGGTCCTGGTCGTTCCCCAGTCCTACCTCTACCAGCCCACGGAACGACCGATAGCCGCCAAGACCTCTCAGTGCATGGTCATCGTGCCCGGCACCATCGGCGTCCCGGAGCGCAAGGCCAGCGTCGGCGCCACGGGCCAGGGCGCGACCCGGGCCACCTTCGATGCCCGCGTGAGCGTGTTCTTCGGGGGCACGCAGGATTTCAACGAGTCCAGGGCCGTCGGCAACGCCTACGCCGCCGCCGTCACGGGGGCCATCGCCCAGAATCCTTCGCTGGGGGGTTTCGCCGAGATCACCAAGTGGCACGGCTACAACGTCGCGAGCGAAGGGCGGTCCTCGACCTACTGGCGCATGTTCACCATCGTCCGCTTCGGTGTCACGGTCGCCAATGTCATGAGTCCCTTCGGCGGCATCCCGACGCCTTCGGTGCTGGCACCCGCTGCAGAGGGCGAGGTTGAGTACATCGGCATCGCCGTGGAGCAAGAGGCCTCCTGAGTACCTGCTCACTCCCACTTTTCAAAGCCGAACAGGAGATCTTCGTGACCGTCCGCGTCGTCAACACCGTCACCTATGCCGTCTGTCTTGAGGACGGGCGGCATCTTCATCCGGGCGAAGTCGCCGAGATCGCCGACTCGGAGCGCCACCGCGGCCAGATCGCGGAGGGCCAGCTCCGGCTCGTCGCGACCAGTGAACCCGCCGCATTCGTAAAGCCCCCGCCCACGACCCCCCGTCCCGCGGCCCAAAGCCAGGAGGAAGAGAAATGAGCCCAGTCCCCACTGCCCCCGGTGTCTATGTCGACATAGCTGCCGCCGCACCGTCAGCCTCCGCCGCACCGTCGACCGGGACGTGGTTCGTCACCGGTGAGGCTGCGCAGGGTCCCGTCGGCGTCGCCATCCCGATCACATCGATGACCGACTACGCCAACTTCCTCGGGACGCGCTCCGGTTACACGACGCTCTACGACAGCCTGGATGAGTACTTCCACGACGGTGGCGTGCTCGCCTACGTCTCCAGGATCGTCGGCCCCACCCCCGTCAGCGCCACGCTCGTGCTGAAGGACAAGGCTGGCACGCCCCTCAACACCCTGACCGTCACCGCCAACGGCGGCGGCGTGTGGGGCAATGCCTGCACCGTGGCGGTTGCCGCCGGCACACCGGCCAACAGCTACGTCATCACGATCGCCAACCCCGCGACGAGCCAGAGCTGGGTCAGCCCGGCCCTGTTCTCCCCGGCCGATGCGGTGACGTGGGCGACGAACATGGCCGGCAATACGCCGTGGGCGTTCCCCTTCACGATCGTCAACGACGGGTCTGTGACCGTGGCCCCGAACAACAACCCGGCTACCCTCTCGGCCACAGTCCTCGCCACCGGCGCGGACGACCTCGCCGACATAGTCGAGGCGCAATGGACGGCTGGCCTGACGGCTTTCCTCGACACGCTCGGGCCTGGCCAGGTCTCCGCACCCGGGCACACCACGGCTGCGGGCTGGGACGCCCTCATCGCCCACGCCGGCGCTCTGGATTCGGCCTCGGGGGCACTGTTGAACAACCGCTTCGCGCTTTGCGACGACGTCGACACTTCCACGGCGGCCACCGTCGTGACCGCTGTTGGCACCATCGCGAGCGTCGACGGCTCCTACGGCATGTTCCTCGCCCCGTGGGTCATCATCCCCGGCACGGCCGCCACGTCGACGACAGCTTCGCCGGTGGCAGCTACCCGAACCGTGCCCCCGTCGGCCCTCGTAGCGGCCCTCATCGCCTCCAGCGACCAGAACAACAACGCCGGCGTGCCGGCTGCGGGCGACAACGGCATCTCGAGCTACGCCATCGGCGTCACCCAGAACTACGTCGAGTCCGACCGCGGCCTGTTGAACTCGGCTGGCGTCAGCGTCATCCGCAGCATGAACGGGCTCATCAAGCTCTACGGCTACGTCAGCATCTCGACGGATCCACGGTGGCTGCCGGCCAGCTTCGGTCGCATGCGGATGGCGATCACCAACCAGCTCAAGGTAGCCGCCGCGCCGTTCGCCTTCCAGCAGATCGACGGGCAGGGGCACCTGATCAGTGCCTTCAACGGGGCGCTTGCCGGTGTCTGCCAGGACCTCTGGCAGCAGGGAGCCCTGTACGGCACCACGGCCGAGCAGGCCTTCAGCGTGAACACGGGGCCGCAGGTCAACACCCCGACGACACTCGCCGCCTGCCAGCTCCTGGCGACGGTCAGCGTGCGCTTCTCGCCATACGCCGAGTTCACGCTCATCAACGTCGTGCAGTACTCGGTCGCCCAGAACATCCCCGTCTAACTCACCGGAGGCATCCATGAGCTCATCACAGCAGTTCTTAGTACATCTCCACGTCACGCCGGTCTCCCCGAAGGGAGCGGCGGCAATCGACTGCGGCATCTGGGACAAGCTCGACGGAGGCGACGCCACGGCGACGCCCGTGAAGCACCGTCCGGGCGGCTCCAAGACCGAGGTCATCTACCCGAGCCTGCCCATGTTCGGGACGATCACGCTCGAACGCGTCTACGACAACGAGTTCCGCGACGACCAGAACATGATCGGCAAGCTCCGCAGCTTGGCCGGTATGGCGCAGGCCACCGTGACAGAGCAGCCGCTCGACGCGAATATGTCGGCCTTCGGCACGCCGAGGACCTTCCACGGCCTGCTCACCTCGGTCAAAGACGGTGGCGTGGACTCCAACAGCGAGACCGCTCGTCTCTGGCAGGTGGACATCGACGTAACGACCTCTGCTCACTAAGCAGCCAACAACAGCATCAGAAAGGGAGCACGCCCTCATGAGCAACCTCACAGTCCAACCCGTCGAGTCCCTCGTGCCCGACGAGACTGTCAGTACCGACCCCGGCTCCGGCACGTCCGGGGCCGGGCTTTTTCATGCCCAGCCGGCGCCAGCAGCGAGCCCGCTCGCCGACCTGCACGCCAAGCTCGCCTCGATCGTCGACGAACTCTGGATCGACCTCGAAGTGCCCCGTTGGGATGTCCCGCCCCCGCGCGGCCGCGGCATGGGGATGCGGCTCTTCGTCCGCTACAGCCCTGTGTCGCCGTCTCACGCCCAACGAGTGCAGGAGATGTTCCAGAAGCGCAAGATCGACGACTGGGAGATCCAGACCAACGCCCAGGTGCTCGCCGACGCCTGCATAGGCATCTACGCCCAGATTCCGGGCGACGAGACGAAGTACTCGCTTCGCGAAGGCGATCCTTACGGGCGCTGGACGCGCTTTGACCCGGACCTGGCCGCCATGCTCGGACCTACACTCGTCAAGGGAGCCACGGCCGTCGATGTCGTACGCGCCACCTACTGCACGGACGGGGACGTGACGATTGCCGCCTTGCAGCTCGGCGACTGGTCCGGGCAGGCGAGCAAGGACGCCGAGGCGGATTTTCCAAGGCCCTAAGGGGCCACTACCTCATCGAGAACGCCGCCTGGGTCACCCTCGCGGGCGGTGACCCCATGGCATGGCTGTCCTCCGAGGGCGTCGAGTTGTCGATCCGCTCGGCCATTTATTCCAAGGCCCTGGAGATCGACGGCAAGCGACGCCAGGGCGAGATCTCTGCCGTGCTGAAGGTGCTCGTAGAGGCGATCGTGAAATCACGCTGCGCTTGGAGGTGAGATGTCCGACCTGATCGAGCCCGTAGGCGCCAGACTCACCCTCCTGAACGGCCCTGCCTTCCGTGCGGGGCTCGCAGCAGCCACCGACGCCCTGCAGGCCTTCAACGACGAGCAGGAGCGCGCCGCCGAGCTGGCCGATTCGAGCCAGGAGTCCATCGCTGCCGCCTCCAAGGAATCCTCGGCCACCGTCGTGGATTCGAGCGCCGTAGCCGCCGATGCCGTCAAGGCCCAGGCCGCCGCCACCGTAGAGGCCTCTGACGTCATCGTAGGCGCCGCCGATGACGCCGCCGTGGGCGTGAGCGCGGCCAACACCAAGATCGCCGCCTCATCGACAGCAGCAGCCGCTGAGACGAAGACGGCATGGACCTCCGCCGTAGCCACGTCGACCAAGATCCTCAAGTACGCCACTGTCATCGGCGCCGCCGTGGTCTACGAGGGCGTCAAGAAGTACATGTCCTTCCAGCAGCAGATGACCCAGCTGGCCATCTCCGCCGGTGTGTCCAAGTCCCAGCTCCCGGCCTTCACGAAGATGGCCATCGCCGTCAGCGACGCCACGGGCATGGCTGCCGTCAGCGTCGGCGACATGATGTACCGGATCGCCTCGGCCAACCCGAAGATCAAGATCACCACCCAGTCCATGAAGGACATGGTCACCCAGGCCGGGAACCTCGCCGTCCTCACCAGCACAGGCAGCCCGAACGCGGTCGCGGACACGGTCGCGCGCCTCTACGGTGCCATCGTCTCCAACGCTATGTCGCTCACACGGGGGGGACCGGCGCTCACCTATTCGGCGGCCGGCGGCAAGGCCATCAACGAATGGGTGCTCGCCGCGGCCGGCCACGGCGACATAACTCCGGCTCAACTGGTGGCCGCCATGGGAACCGGACTCCTGCCCGTGGCGAAGACCTTTGGCCTGTCGCTCAACGACATCGGCGCCATGCTGGACGTGCTCACGCCCGCCATGGGTGCTCAGCAAGCCTCGACGCGCCTGAAGACGGCGATCGGGCTGCTCGGTGCCCCTTCGCAGAAGGCCGTGCAGGCGACCGAGCTCGTCGGGGGCAACGCGACGACCATGGGCGGCCTGCTCCGTACCGGTGGCCCTACTGCTTTGATGAACTACCTCGCCAGCCTGGAGACAAAGGCGATGTCCGGGAAGTCCTTCATCGGTGGCGGCATCTTCGGCGCCGCGTCAGGGAAGTACTCTGGCGTGTCCGGCGCGGCGGACTTCTTGAAGTCGATCGGCTTCACGAACGCTGGCCTCGTCTCGCTCCTTCAGACCCAGGGCATCAGCGGTCTCAAGTCGCTGACCCCCGCTCAGCTTCAGGGCTTGGGCTTCAACGCCGGCACGACCGGCAAAACGGCGGGTGCGACCGTCATGGCCGACCTCATCGGCCAGATGTTCGGTGGCGGTCGTACTGGCGCGGCCATCATGCAGATGTTGAACGAACGAGGCGTCCTCGCCAGCAAACAGGCGGCGATCTCGGGTGCTGAGACTCCCAAGTCCTACGGTCAGGCGCTCGCGCTCGCCTTCGCCGAACCCATCGTCACGTTCCATAAGTTCGAGCAGCAGTTGGAGAACCTCACCATCCGAGTCGGCAAGGACGTGACGCCGGCCCTCGACGAGTTCATGGGCGTGTTGCTCAAGATCGGGTCGTGGTTCGGGAAGAACAAGTGGGCCCTCGACGCCCTGGGCGCGGCTGCCGGCACCATCGTCGCAGGTGCGGCGATCGTGAAGACCGTCTCGGTGGTCGAGAAGCTCGGAACCGGCGTCATCAACATCGGGAAGTACCTGCTGACAGGTAGCGTGGCCACAAGTGGGGGAGCCGCGCTCACCGGGGCAGCGTCGGCGCTGGACGCGTCCGCCGCGAGCTTGCAGACGGCAGCGGACATGCTGATGGGCCGCGGTGGAGTTGGCGGAGTTGGCGGCGTGGCGGCCAACGGCGAGGCGTCCATTGCTGAAGAGGACGCGGGAATGCTCGGTGTCGGGTACGCGGGTAGTCGCTCACTCGGCGCGGCCCTCCGCGGAGCGGCCGGACGGACGGCAGTTGGCGCTCTTGCGTTCTATGGCTTGAACAAGTGGGGCGCGCCCGCCATCAGCAAGCACATCAAGAACCCGCAGGAGTCCCGTTCAATCAACGATGCTCTGCGTGGCGCGATCGTCGGTGGCACGATCGGAAGTTACGTCGCCCCCGTCGTAGGGACTGCCATCGGCGCCGGCGCCGGCGCCGCCATCGGTGGCCTCTATTCGATGGGCAACCAGAACGCCTACTCGAAGGCGATCCAGTCCTACGTATCCACTCCCGGTGCCAATGCTCGATTCACCAGCGAGGCAGGGCTCGGCGTCACGGCCGCCAACTTCGCTCAGCGGGCGAAGGCCCTTGGGGCGTCCCCCAGCGAGTCCCCCACCTTCGGGATCGCCACAGGGACCAGTCCAGGCGGCTTCCTCGGGGCGCAGCACGCGCAGTTCGATCTCTCTGCGGCGGCCAAGAAGTACTCCGTCACGGCCGACAGCCTGAAGACGGCATCGGACGACCAGAAGACGGCGGCCCAGCAGTCCAACACCGCCGCCACGAACCTGAACAGCGCGGCGGCCAGTCTTGAGCTGGCGGGGGCACATATCGCCGCGCTAACGAGCAACGCCGCTGCGGCCTTCAGCCCGGCCAATATCCACGCTCTGGCCGTGGCCGGTACAAAGACATCCGTGGCGCGGAAGTAGCTAGGCCCCCGGCCGCCACACCAGGTTTGCAGCGAATGCACGGCCCGAAGGCGTCGGCGTAACCGTCACGGTCACTGTGCCGAGTTCGATGTTCGAAGAACTGCCGTACACGTAGCAGGTGAACGTCTTGCCGGGCACCCAGGAGTTCGGCATGACACAACTGACCGACGCGATGCCGCTGATCCGGAACGGAGAGGCAACCAGGTCGCTCTTGATGTAACTGTCGAAAGCGGTCTGCGAGTATCCGTTGGGCAGGCCCCCCGGGTGTGCTTTGTGGAACAGCCACACGCCACCGATCGTGAGCAGTATCAACACCACGATGATGCGGACGATCCAGTTCACGCGGCGGCTGCCAGATCTCGGGCCCTTGTAGCTGCCGGTCAGCTGCCGACTGCGTGCAATCCGCTCCTCTTCGGTCAGGTGGGTACCGCCCATCATCTCGGCGTAGGCCTCATCTTCTTTAGTTGCCATTTCGTGCTCCTGTCTCCGTCCCGCAAATTCTACGCCCATCCGGGGGTGATGCCTGGTGGCCCAGTTCCCCCACACTCTGACGGTCACCCCGGTGCTCCCGCGCGGCACTCCCGTCACCTTCGGGATGATCGGCAACGGCTCGTTCGAGCCGGTGAGCTCGGGCTCTTCGGGGGGCTGGCAGATCGTGGACCGCCCGCGTCAAAAGGCCATCACGCAATGGTACGACGCGTCGCCCATGTCGCTCGTGCTGGAGCTGATCCTCGACGGCGCCGGCCAGTCGATCGAACCGCAGTGCGCCACGCTCTTCGGTTGGCAGTACCCGACGCCCGGGGCGATGCAGCCGCCCGTGCACCAGCTTTCAGGCCCAATCGATGCCCAGGCCAAGGCCCTCTACTGGGTCCTGTACGTCGTCAAGTTCAACGAGGACGAGCTGATCCGTGACGGCGGCGGCAACCGTATCCAGCAGAAGATCGACCTCACCCTCTACGAGTACGTGCCGTCATCGTCCTCGGTCCTCACGCAACTGACGCCCGCACAGGCTGCCCAGTTCGCCCTCAACGCGCAGGGGAAATCGACGAGCCGCCGGACGTATGTGTGCAAGGCGGGTGACACCCTCGCCAAGATCGCTGCCCGGGTCCTCGGCAACCAGGCGCTGTGGACCGAGCTGGCGGCCGTGAACTCGATCCGTGACCCCGCCAATCTGACTCCGGGCCAAAGGATCATCCTCCCGTCATGACCCTTCTCGTCGCCTCAGGCACACCTCCCGCTCGTGGCATGGGCCAACTGTCCGCCGCCGACGTGCTGATCAACACCGTCCCGCTCAACCAGATCGTGCCCATCCTCGTGCAGGGCCACAAGTCGAATCCGAGCGCCGCCGCGCAGGTTGCCAACGTCACCTCCGGGGTGACCGACATGCAGCTCAACAGGACAATCGACGGCGCCTCGTCCATCGTCGTGCAGCTGCAGGACCCGTTCCGCTCGATCATCAACTCGGGCATCTTCAAGTTCGGTGACGTGCTGGCCTGGGACGGCCTCAACTTCGCCCTCGTGCAGTTCGCCAAGCAGGGCGACCAGCTCCAGCTCACCTTCGAAGCGGCCCTCGCTTACGACCTGCGCAAGCAGACGGGCGCCATGACCTGGGCTTCGACCACGGACTTGCCGGGCTTTGTCGAGCACCTTCTCTCGGTTGTGCCGGGCGCGAAGCTCGTGGCCCAACCGGGAGCGGTCAGCTTCGACACCGGTTCGGGCGTCACCGCCTCTTCGACCGTCTCGACGAGCGTGCCGATCGCCCGTGGCACGACTTCGACGCCGAACGAGGACTCGTGGACCTGCATCAACCGGCTCGCCAACTCGTGCGGCTACCGGGTCTACGAGTGCGAGCACACGATCTACCTCGGGGGCGACGACTGGTTCCTCACCGAGTTCCCCTCTGCCGGCACGCTCGTCGAGTTCACCCCGGCGATCATGAACATGGACGGGACCTACGACATCGGGATGCCGCGGGGCCAGATCTCGGTCACGGCGATCACGCAGTACTGGCCTTATCACCCGGGCCAGGGCGTCACCATCGCTCGCCTCGGTCCGCTCTCGGGTGTGTGGCTCATCTACAGCATGCAACGCAGCCTGTTCAACCCGGAGGGAACCATGACCCTCGAAACGCCCATGACAGCGGAGCAAGTACGGCTCGGCGTGCCGACGCTGCAATATGTCTGACGTCTGGTCACAGAAGCTGCTCCGGGACCTCACCGGCATTCGGTCACCGACGCCGGCGATCCAGGGACCGCAGGAAGCTGTCGTCACCAAGGTAGGCACGGCGCCTATCTCGATCGCCGGGCAGACAGCCGTGACGCTGCCGTGCGTGTGGTTCGCCCTTCCCGAGACCTATGGCCCAGGACCGGGTTTCGGGCCCGCTCCCTACCAACCGGCAGCCGCCGCCGGCTTCTCGGGCGGTGTCCCCCCTGTTGGGGCGCCCGTCATCGTCATCTTCATCGGCAACGGCGTTGGCCGTCCCTACGTCGTCAGCTTTCCGACCGTACTTGGTGTCCCCGGGGGCACACTCTATGTACCACCGCCATCGGGGGGCGACGACCATGCCGCTATTCAGGCTGTGCTCAACGTCGCTAACGCGAACGCTCCGACCCTCTACCGCATCATCTTTGCTCCGGGCACCTATCAGAGTTCAACGCCACTGACGTGGTACAGCAACAGCATTCTTATTGGTCAAGGGATGATCGGTACCCCCCCTGCCGTCGCGACCACGCTGTTATGGACGGGGGCCGCGGGCGGGACGCTCATTGTCGCCAGTCTCATCCCCGCCAACGGATCCGACTGGGCGATCTGCGATATGACCCTCGGCGGGTTCGGTACGCATCAACCAGCACACCTCCTTGATCTGACTGCTGTCGGATGCGACATGGGGAACAAGCTCCATAACGTGATGTTCACGTCCTGTTCGTCGGACGCAATCCTGATTGGCAACTCCTACCCGTACACGAAGGTCCATTGGGACGGTCTGTATTTCAACGCAGTAAGCGGGTTCGGTATCAACGCGAAGTTAGCTTCTACTCAGTTTGATAGTTCCTTTGTCATTGACAATCTGGACTACGGCGGGTGCGCGGGTGCGCTTGGGATCTTCCAGCTAGATGAACAGGCACTGTCCCTACCTGGGAACAATATCGTTGCGATCCGAAGCCTGCGAGTTGAGTTCGACTCTCCAAACGGGGGCGCCGCTACTTGGGCCGTGTTCACCGATCTTGGGGGCGCGGGCAACGGCACCATGTGGGCACTAGAGAATGTAGCCATGGCGCTCTACGGCGGTGGTGCGTTGGTCAACCGCATCGCGGGGACCGGCTACGCCACTCAAGCTGAGAGTCTTACGGTCATCAACCTGGCCCACGATGGACTAACCGGAGTGATAACTGGAGCCATCCCCGCTGGCTCTGCTCTCCCCGCCGTTGTATCGCACGGCTGGAGTTTCCTCAGGACGGACTGCAATAACACATTCTTTCTCCCCCACGAAGGCGGTGCTCAGTTCATCGCGAGTGCCAACTCAAGCGACCAACTGGACTTCATTCAAACCGCTTGGGGCACATACCCACGCTTTGGCATTGGGCTTAGTGGCGCACTGGTCTGGGGGTCAGGAAGCGCTGCTGTTGACACGACACTCTCGCGGGCTGGTGCGGGCATCTTGGAACTGAGCGGTCCCTACTCCACATCATCGGGCAGTCCATCAGCGGGCGGAGCGGGCGCACTCCCGGCCACTCCCGCGGGTTATCTGACCATCAACATCAACGGGACTCAGCGTGTCATCCCGTACTACTGAGGAGTGACCCGTGCCCTTCATTGGACCGCACCCGCCTAGGAGCGAGCCCCATGACATTCCCAACCGGTATCTACAGCCCGACGCCTCTACCGGAAGTTGGCGCCGACCGTCTCGCTTACCGGCACCGCTACCAGCACGTCCTCAGGAGGAACACCCATGACTCTCAGCTCGAATCTGTTCGCCAATGCGATCGACCAGGCGTTCCTGGGCAACGTCAAGTGGACGACCGACACGATCAAGATGGCGCTGCTCACGTCGTCTGCGTCGCCTAACCTGGGCACCTGGGTCCACTACTCGGACCTGACCAACGAGGTCGCCTCGGGCAGCGGGTACACGACGGGCGGTGCCACGCTCGCCTCGTGCTCGGCGACGGTCGTGGTCGCCAACTCGTGGACCGTCCAGTGGGCGGCCTCGACTGCCGAGACGGTGGGCCAGCTCGTTCGTCCTCCCACGGGCAACGGGTACGTCTACCGCTGCGTGGTGGCAGGTACGACAGCGGGCACGGCGCCCACCTGGCCCACGGTCGTTGGCGCTGTTGTGACCGACTCAGGGGTGACCTGGCAATGCGCCGGCGAGTCCGTGACGGTCTACACCTCGGCCGCGGCTTCGTGGCCCGGCTCGACCAGCTCGGCCGCCTTCGGCGTGATCTATGACGCGCAGTCAGGGACCGGGTCGACCGAACCGCTGATCTGTTTGGTGACCTTCGGGACCACAGTGGCCGATGTTGTCTCGGTGGCGCCTGACGCGAACTGCGGCTTCTTCGCTACCACGCCGGCGTAGTCATGCTCGCGCGCCTGAAGTCCTGGTTCTCCTCGAAACGCCACAAGGTCATCGCCCTCGGGGTGACCGGTGCGCTGATCTGTGGCGGTGGGATCGCCGTCTACGTCGGCGGCAACCCGAACGTCTCGCCGCCCTCCAGCATCAACGCCACGTGTTCATCGGATGTATCGACTCCGCTCAATGCGTGGCTCGCGACGCTGTCCAATGGCGCGCAGGTGAACTTCCCGAGCGGTGCGTGTTACGAGGCCAACGAGACCCTCGTCGTCCCTTACCTCAACAACGTCATCGTCAACGGGAATGGTTCGACGTTTGAGAACACCCTCTACGGGAACGGGACGACCACCGGTACAAACAACACCATCTGGGAAGCCGAGGGGGGCAGTAATATCACTTTCGAGAACATGACGGTTCTTGGACCCAACAATACCGACTACTGCAACATCAACGGGAACTACGAGTGGCAGTACGGCATCGCCTTCAATGACACACAAGGCGGGATGGTCAACAACGTCACCATCAACCAGACCTTCGGTGACTCGGTGGAGACCCAGGACAACGATAACAATGTCGCCTTGGGGCCGACAACCGGCATTGTGATCGAGAACTCGACCCTTGAAAACGACGGACGTATGGCAATCGGGATCACCGATGGCCGGAACATCACGATCGAGAACAACACCATCAGCGCCTGCGGTGAAGTGGTGGATATGGAAACTGATACGTCCGGCGAATACAGTCAGGACGTGTCGATCATCAATAACACTATTGGCTGGAATAGCTTTGGCCTACTCTCGATGGGCGGCAACGCTGCACCCGCCAATAGTGGAGATGTCACCGTCACCGGAAACACCATGACCTATTACCCGAACACCACGGAAGCCGCGATCACCCTTAACTCGATCACCGGCATCGTAACCACCGGTTTCACGATCACCAACAACACCCTCCTTACCACTGGAGGTAACGGTGTAGAGGTCCATAACGCGAGCAATGGCACGATCTCCAATAATACGGTGGCCCTCGGCACCTACCAGGGAGGAGCGCCCTACCCCGTCAACCTGGCCGCTTATGACAGCAACATCACGGTCACGAACAACAGCGGTGTCAAAGGTACCGCTACCAACAACGGGTTTGGCTCCGGCGCCGACTGGCCCGATGGTGCTGTGTACGTCGACAGCACTTGCTACAACATCACCCAATCGGGGAACACAGCCTCATGAGCTATGAATCCGTCGTCCTCGGCGACTCACCCTCCGTCCTGTGGATGTTGAATGAGGCTTCTGGCCCGTCCGCGGCCGACGCTACTGGCGACGGGTTCACAGGCAACTACTCCGGAACGATCACCCTCGGCGGAGCGAGCATCATCCCAAGCGATGCAACCGATACTTGTATGGACTGTTCTTCAGATTCTGGTACGGGGTACAACGGGCTTATCTTGAACGGCAGTACGCCTCCAACAACAGCCACGTCAGCCTGGTCGTTGGAAGCCTGCATAAAGACACCAACCTTGCCGACCAGTCAGTGGACCTGTGTGTTGATGAACGGCACCGACGAAAGCTGGGCCGGTGTCAAACACGGATACGCCTTTGGCATCGGCGGTTCTGGTGATGTCGCAGGCTCGTCTCTAGTCTGTCTTTTTAACAACACAGCCTGGTGCGGGAATGCCTACGCCCTGTCCTCGACCACCAAATATCACGTTGTGGTTGTCTATACGAGCGACGCAGGTGGCACGCTCGCCTGGTACGTCAACGGCAACAACATCGCGACCCAGACCGGAGTCGGCACTCCAAGCACCCCGAGCGGCTCCACGTGGGGAGCTTCTGTCGGCAATGATGCCGGCTATTGGTACAACAGCGGCAGTTTTCACCAGGTTGGTCGTCAGTTCACGGGCCAGATCCAGGCCGCGGCAATCTATCCGACCAGCCTGACGAGCACGCAGGTTACGAACCACTACAACGCCTATGCCGCGTCCTCCGTACA